CTATTTTAATTTCTTTCCACACCAGGGACAAAATGTAAATGATTTCCAGTCTTTTAATATTTTCCTGTCTGTATTATTTCTTAATCCATGAAAAGTTGTTAATGTCTCTAATTTTGGAATTTGAATTTTATAGTCCTCGCATTCGCATGATAAATCCTTCATAACATTCCCCCTTGTTATTAGTTATTTTACCATATTCTTTTTCATATCCTGTATAAGTCTTTTATTAAGATTATCCATATTAAGCTTATCATCATCTTCTTTTTCTCTTACGATAAGAGGTTTACTTCCAATCGGAGGAAGGGTCTCTATAGGAACAGGAGCTTCTTCAACTTTTACTTTCTTTTCAGAGGATGCTGGTTTTTTCCCAGCATCTATAGTTTTCTTTTGTGTTTTAAGTGCTTTTACAAGATCCTCAAGTTGTTTCAAATTCAATTCATTTATAATAACAGTATCTCCAATACTATACTTTTCTCTGTTAAAGAGATACTTTAATGCAAGTCTGAGTCTTGTTCTCCAAGGAGCTGTCCAATTATGTGTAAAAAATACATCCACATCAATTGCAGATACTTCTTTTGGATTTTTAGGATCATCATATTTATTTTCATCATACTCATAATCATTGATATCAAATATTAAAAGATGATCTGGTGAATAGCAACAACACTCAATAAAGAATCTTTTTTCTGGAAGAAGATCACTTTTCATTATTGTAGCTCCCATTTTATTAATTCTGTTCCACCATCATTTATCATGAATAGACAACAATTAAGTCCGTTCCAATATTTATATCTTTGTCCAGTAACTAATGCAGATACTAATTTTCCAAGATATCCTGAAGTCAAAGAAGGTTCTCCAATCCATTCATATACAGGTTCAGACGACAAATAAATAGTATTTGATTCTGAATTTATTTTAGTAATAAAAAATTGAGTGGAACAAGGGGGATAAAGGATAGTCAATTGTGCAAAATCTTGACCATCTTTTCCATCTTGCCCATCCTTTCCATCTTCTCCGTCTTTTCCATCTTCCCCTTGTATTCCTTTTCCTATATAAAATTGATCTTTTTTATCCTTATCATCACATCCTAAAGAAAATACAAAAAGAGACATACAAATAATAAAGAAACTTATTATATGTTTCATGCTACCCTCCCTTATATTTATATAATAACTCAAAATGAGATTGTTTTTAAGAACCTCCGTGGGCGTATCCAGGTCCACGGAGGTAGTAATAACATCAGGGTTATAACTTAACAGGTTATTCCATCAGTACGTGCCCAATTCCTGTAACGTATCTTTCCGTTTAACTGAGTCCTTATTCTTTATAAGTGCCGACCTTCCACTGGTCTACGGAGCCTCTAAATACACCAACCAGGGCTGATGTGCTTAGAGGCTCCGGTGGGATTTGAACCCACGCCTGCTCTTCGCTAGTAACTCAGACTTGACTACGCTACTTGACACAATACTAAACTTAGGGTTGATAATCTGAATCTAATTCGGTTGCGTTTACCAGTTTCGCCACCTGCCCTTATTCTTTTGGTGGGCAGGGATGGATTTGAACCACCAAAAAACCGAGTAATAAGACTAAACCTAAGTCTAAGTCTTTCTTTAAGTCTCCATATTAAGGCAATATTGCCAGAAGAACTTAAAGAACCCTTGGCTGGAGGAGGAATCGAACCCTCACAGAATTTAAATAAATTCTGCAACCGTTCTCCAGCCTATCCTGTTATTTTAATCCTTGCTAATTATTTAAAAATATAGTCGAGAACTTTTGTACCCAAATCAGATTCTTCAACATCAATACTGTTTGCTTCTTCACGAGCAAGCTTAACAGCTTTATCCAGTTTACGGATCTTCTCTAGGAAGAGTTCTTTGTCCTTATTTGAGACACAACCGGAGAATCTTACAGTTTCATATTCTCCAATTTTAACATCATCAGTATAAACTTCAGTTTGAGCAGGATGCTCTTTTGTTGCTTCATACTTAATAAGAACTTTTGATACTTTCTTGGTTCGAATGTTTCCTCTAGGAATGGAAACATAATACATAGCTTTATCGTCAAACTTCCAGTCTTCAGAAGGATCAAGTGTTGGAAAATGTGTAACAAATGTTAAAAGATCTGTCAATTGTTTTTCCAGGAAAAGTAAATGAGTTACAGGAACCTTCTCAAGTATTGTCTTTCCATCAACAACGACATCTGCTTTAGCATTGCAGTTTCCAAGATCTTGTGCTGCAACGACATTAAACATATTTTCACACAGGGCAACACCTTCTTTTATGATTGAAGGAACAGTCGCTTGGAGCCTTTTAACTTCATCAGGAAGTGTCTCCCCTTCTGCATCAATTGGGGTATATTTTCTGCTCATCCCTGCAAAGAGATCTGCTTTCTGCAGAGTATGATATAATGCCGTAAGATTCTTTTGTTTACGACTCTTCTCTCCATTCGCAATTGCGATAAATTGATTGAGTTTTAGTTTTTTTGCCATGATTCTTAATCTCCTTTTTTATTCTTTTTCATTAATTTATTCAATTGATCATTTATTTTATCCATTCTCTTGGATAATTTTTCACGCAGCTTTGTAGCTTTTGGATATAACTTGTCTACATACTTCTTAGCTTTTTCTGTATAAGTTTTTTCTTCCTCTTCCATAAGCTGCTTAAAATTATTTCTATTTGTAGAAGTTAATCTTTGATGTCTATCTCTTGATTCTTGAACAAGTTTCTTAAGAAGATCTTCATTAATTTCATCAATCTTATCCAGATCATATTCAGGATCATCTTTCTTAATAGTTTGTACAAATTTATCTAAAGTTAGATCACAGTATTCATCAATCCAGTCAATGATGAAGTAGTATTTATCAGGTAAATACTCTTGCACACCAAAGAGAATCGGATCTTTTTCCTTAATCTTTTCTTTAGTTGTTTTCTTCTCTGTCGTTTCAGCTTTCTTCTTACCGTCAACATCAAGTTTATCCTTATATTCTAAGTATAGAACCCAGTATTGATCAAAGAGTTTGAGTTCTTTGCATTTATCAATCCGTTTCTTTACATTAGCTGGAACTGGCCTGGTATAGTTTTCAAGTTTACAAAAACCTATCGTAGGTCCTTTAACTTTATGTCTATATTTATTTATTGCTTCACTATGAACAGTATATTCAATACCACAGACATTTATTTCCTGTTCCTTTATTGTAATAGCAATTTTACGAGCCAGCTCTTCATAAAGAGACTTCTGTCCAAGATCTTTTGCTTGAACTACAAGCTGCTGCAGCTTAAGTAATCTTTCATTCAATTCCTTTTGTTGCATTTTCATCATCTTAGATTTTACAAATTTGAAATATAATCTAGGATGAATTACTCGGGTATCTTTCTCTTTTACTACATCAAATTGAGCTTGTACTCCCAGGTTTGTCTCAAAGGTATAATATTGATTAGGAACATAATAAATATTAGCAGTAGCGGAAGTAGAATCTATATAAGATGCAGTTCCTATTGTTGTTGAACCAGTAAGATTACGTAACCCTGTTACTTGTGTACCACTATCAGTATATGCTGTCCAAGCCATATCATCCTCCTATCTTACCCATAAAGAATGCAGAAAGAAGAACAGCTGAAGAATCTAAGTTCATTAATGATTCCAAAAGACTTTCTACTTCTGATCTTGATGCAAGTCGTATTGTTGCATTAGCAGGGCTTTTAGGAAGCTGCTTTGTTTGAGTCCCATCAGCTGCTATAAAAGTTCCATTTGTATCCTTTACCAGGACCGGCTCAGATATAGGAAGTCCCTTTCCATGAGGATCTGAAAGAGGGACAACTACAAGACCATGCTCATACTCAAAAGTAATATTTGAATTTTTCTTTGGAGGAAGTTTTTCTCCCGCAAGTTCTTCTACGAGCTCTCGAATATAAGCATCCTTACAGCCGAGATCAGCTTTAGTAAGAAGTTCAGAGAATTTCTTTGCCCGAGAGGAATATTTGTCCTTTTCAGGTTTTTCTCCTCTAGGAACAAGACCATATTTCTTTCCCCATTTTACTGTCTTTTCATAGAAGATATTTACGATTTCGTTGGTATTTACTTCTTTTGGTAGGGATTTCTTCATCATAATCTATTCCTCCATTAATTCATTTGCAATATTGTTATTTATATTCTCTAGATCTTTTTTAGAAATATATTCAGATTCTATCGTTCTTAAGGTTTTAAGAACGTCTATATAGCTGTAATATTTGTCTTTTAAAGCTCTTTTACAATCATCTAGAGTATCCAATTCTGTTAGAATTTTGTCAATAAGAATTGATACTTTTTGTCTATCTTTTTTCATTTTATTCTATTAATAATATTCTTAACTTTTTCATTCTCAGTAAAGGGATTATACCAAATCTCTGATTTTATCAAGGGTTTGATACATTTTTCCCAGATAACTGCTTTATAAAGCAGTTTTCGTTCTTCTTTGGATAATTCCTGAAGTAATCCTTTGTCTATATTAAGAATTCCAAGGGTCTCTCCAGACTTACCCTTAATCTTAATTGGCATTCTTCTTACAGATTAGATCATCTATTATATAAAATTCTTTAATACCAGCTTCTTCCATGATTTCTCTACAATCATCACAGATTCTATTATGACCTATTAAAATAAGAATAGCTCCTTCAGCATCCTTACCTGCATTATAAACAGCATCTACTTCGGCATGTCCATATTGTTCACAGATTTCCCAACATTTTTCATATCCTTCTCCAGATTTCATATCTTTACGAGGACATTTCTTTTGTGGTTTCTTACACCAATTAGACCCAACATAAATCTTTCCAAATTCTTGTGATATAACAAAAGCAATTGTTGTCTGTTTAGCACAGGGCTCTTTGAGAATTATCTTATTATTTTTCATTAGTCGTAAATCCTATCGTATAATTTTAGAGCCACATACAAAAGTGCAAAACGCTGATTATACTTTGCATTTAGATTTACTTCATTTAGATTTGAGGGAATCTTCTCAAGTTCTGAGATTAATTCCTTAACAAGTTCATCTATCTTTTCATAATCCATAGGCTATTGTGGAACACCTAATCTTAATGCTCCTGAATTATAACCTTCAATTATCTGAGTCTTCTTAATCCAGTTTGTTAATAATAGTCTGGGATCATTCATATCAACTAAATCTGTATTAGTCAAGACATATTCTATTAGATTGCAAAATTCGTCTATTGGGATCTCAAGATCACCAATAAAGACAGATTTTCTAAGATCATGGTTAATGTCACCAATAACACCATGTGTCTTACATTCAATTTGTTTACCATCAAAGTCTTCTATAATGTAAGCCATTTAAGCCTCCCTATTCATTAGTATCTAAGTTTCTTTTTCTACGAAGAGTAGTAGTGCAAAAATTTACACATACCAGATTAAGTTCTATTTCTTTCTTTTCAGAATCATATATTTTACCTTCTATGTTTCCAGGAAAGGAACTAATACAATCATCAAAACAATGTTTCCATTCTGTAGTAGAAAATGGCTTTATATTTGTTAGACTTTGTTCTTTGTTACCACATCCTAAAACATAAATGATGGCTATAAGAATAAACATTATTGCCATAATTAGAGATAGCCTAGAATCATTTTGTTTTAAATATTTCATTTTTATCCTCCATTAATATATTAATACCAAGTATTTTCATTTTTAATTCTTGTATTCTATTCCACTTTTTAGTATTTGATCTCCACCAACTAAGACTTTTAATTTCATCAAGAAGATCTTCTATAAGTTCAGGAGATTTGTTGAATACTTCTGTAAGTACTAAAGAAGCACATTTAATACCATCAGTATCTCCAGAAAAGGCACTCTTGGCAAGATCATTAACAATTAGAACTACAATATACTTCTCACATTTTTCTATAATTTCAGTATTCATTACTTAATCCTCTTTATAATCCTCAAATAAATTTGCAAGAAAAGAGCAAATAGGAGCTCTATGTGTGTCTATTTCTTCTTTTGTTGCTAACCAGATTCTATATCCAGCAATTTCCTGGCTGCGATAAGATAAATCCAAAAGATTCTGTAGGATCTCAATTGCTTTCTTATTTGAATTTTCGTCTATTGCAATAGCTACATGTAATGTTCTCATTTGGCAGTTCCTCTTATTACTTGTTGATAAAACACTATAAGCTCATCAAGAGCAATTGGTATGAATTTCCAAACATCCACTCCTACATTAATTATAGGAACAGTAATAAGATCAAGATTATCCTTATAATGTTTATATTTCCATTGGTTATGGATATGACCACAAATAACAAAGTCACAAAATTCAGGAACTTCTAATTTCATGGTAGGAGGAACATGTGTTGCAAAAACTTGAAGATCCCCAAATTCTAGGATAGCTTGAGTAATAAGAGATTTTGCTCCATTATTTACATCATGATTTCCACGAATATGGATAATCTTACCATTGAGTTTTTCTTCCCACATTTGAGCTTTTGTTTTTCCTCCTTCAGCTCCACCACGAAAACAAAAATCTCCAATATGATAAACAATATCCTCAGGTTTTACACGTTGATTCCAATTTGTTATTAATTTCTTATTCATATCATCTTCATCTTTAAAAGGACGATTGCAATATTTTATAATATTTGCATGTCCTAAATGAAGATCCGCACTGAAAAAAGTTTTCATTTTTTTATCCTTGTTTTTATACTTTTTCTTTTTAAATGTTCTATTCTTTTGATTACATCTGGATCAACTCTTCCAGATATTTTTCTACACAGTTTACATTCTACTTCATCAAAATTATCTGTAAATTCTGAAAGATGCCCAGTTTTTCCACATAAAGAAATCTTTGCATCTGCTCTTTTAAGATGTTTCATTTAATTTATTTTCTCCGGATTCTTAAAAATCAAATCTTTAAAATTCTCTTCTACCCAGGAATTAGCTTCTTCCATTGTTGGAAAAATTGTATTATAAAAGAGAATTACCGGCAGACAAATAATTTCATCTAAGATGTCACAGCATTTGTCTTCACAGGAATGAACTACACGTTCCATTTCTGAGATCGCATTTGTAACAAAACCAATTTTAAAACCAGATTCTTCTTCATCTTCTTCTGATAAATCAAATATCCTAATAGTTACGACTGATTGAAGATTTACGTATTGATCAGGACCTACCTGTAGAAACATGTATTCCCCCTTTAAGAATTGTTTTCAAGTTGGTTTTCACTATGATACTTTTCGACAATAATGTCAATGATAACTTGACTTTTATTTTTAAAATCTTCTTTTGCCTTTTTCATAATAAAATCATATAATTCGTTGGGAATATTAAGACCAACAAAAGTATGCCCTGCTTTATATTCTTTTTTCTTCTTTGCCATATTAACGCCTCCTGAACATTTAATATAATTAAATATTATAAAATATGTCTCTTTTGTCAAGTAATTTAATAATATTATTCATATTTTTATATATAATTTAAATAGATATAATACAATATTTAATATTTTAAACTTTTTTTAAATTATTAATTTTTTTAAGATTGGAACTATTGACATACATTATATAGATATTATCTTTGACTTAGATATATAAAAGGAGACCCATATGAATCTACAAAACTTAAAACAAGATTCATATCCGTTCCTAACCAAGACGCTTTCAAAACTTGATGAATTAAGTAAAGATAAGCCCGACTTGGAAGTTAAACGCATTAATGCGTTAAAGAATCTTCATTTAGTCGGAAAGAAAAGTGCCTGGTTAGCAGGAGAACTTCTTGTTCAACAAGACAAGATCCTAAAAGAACGATATGAATCCTGGAAAAAAGCAAACCCGCTAGAGAACAATTACAATCAACCCAAATCAGTGTATCAATGGGTAGAGATCCACACCACAGAATTAGGTTTTGGTGTTAAGACAACTCAAAGATACATTCGACTCAGAGAAGAAACAGATCAAGATATTGGAGATCGTCTTGGTATTAAAAAGGCCGATATCATTCGAAAAGCCCCCAAAGAATTACGAGAAAAAATAAGGACTCAAGCAGTTGAAGAAAAATGGACAGCTGCTAAAGTCGAAAAGGTTGTAACTAAAATACAAGAAAAGGAAGTTAAGGTTAAAACATTCCAAGAAGTTATTAAGCCTAAACTTCCTAAAATAAATGTTCTTCTTGACCCTAAAAACAAAAGCAGGATAATTCTTGAAATGAATGAGAAATATAGAGATACGTTCAATGAAATATTTCAAGAAAAATTCCTTCTTAAAATTAGAGAAGAACTCTATCGTATTCTCTGTAATTAATGAAAAAGGATTATGTCTACTGGACACTAGTGTCCAGTAGACATAATCTCAAGCTAAACCCCAGTACTTCCAAATCCACCACGATCAGAATTATTTAAGCTCTCAACCTCAACAAATCCTACATCCCCCATTTTTTCAATAATTCTAAACTGGCAGATTCGGTCGTTCTTATGTACTACTGTATCTTCTAAAGCTATCGCTCCAAACATCCATTGATCATTATCACCACAATAAGCTTCATCAATAATTCCACAATGATTGCATTGAATAATCTTAAAATTTTTAAAGGTACTAGATCTAGGAACTACATGAGCTTCATAGCCCTTGGGAAGATGCATTGCAACTCCCAGAGGTATTAATCTGAATTCTCCTTTTTTTAAAACAACATCTTCAGCAGCTCGAAGATCTATCCAATCACCAACTTCAATCTTTCCTATCTTTTCAATATCGGCAAGATATTTAATTTTTATTAATAGCATATTCTCACTCTTCATTTGATTTCTGTATTACACCACCAGATTTCAAGATACTATCTTCCAAGAGATTAAAACGTTCAGAAAGAGAAATTCTTAAATTCTTTATAAGTGGAGCATAATAATCGTTCTTTTCAAATTCTAAGAAAACAATTTGAATATCATCAAGCATTTTTTTTAATATTCCGTATTTATATGAAAGAATAGCATTTGAAAGCTCTTCTCTACTCATTGGAAATAATTTCTTATCAATTATTTGATAAGTTTTTAAAATTGAATTTTCAATATCTTCTGCTACCTGATTCAATTTTATAAATTCAATCATCTCAGAATCTTCTAGGACTCGGGATTCCTGATAATCAGATAGTTCCTTTATCCTTTGTTGAACCATATGCAATCGTTGTCCTTTCGCTTCCAAAACTCCCTGAGCACCGGCATAAAGATCTGCATTTCCTTCAAGTATTGCATTAACTAATTCATTAGATTCTTTACTTGAATTCTCAAGTATATTTAAAATCTTTTGAATATTATCTGATATTATAAAATGATTATTGAAATGAAGATTAAGCATATCCATTGAAACTGTTTTATTAGTTGCAATATCAGAGAGCTTCATGTGATCTCGAGCTCTCATTAAATTTATTTCCATATGATCTTGTCGAATACAAATAGAGCAAGCTCTGCTTTTCTTTACATATTTTCCAAAGTAATCTGTATTCTCTACAATAGGTTCTGCAGGAACAAATGATCTATATGGAATTACTCCTGTTGAGGAAGTTTCTTGTTCATTCATTTAGTAAGCCTCATTGTAATAAGTCTTATCTTATCTCCTTTGTAAGTTGGTTGCTCTGATGTAGATAATATAATTTTATCATCTTCAATGATAGGATAAACATCAATATATGAAAACTTAGAACTATCTATCTCAGAGAAATGTTTACAAGATTGTAAGATATCAGATAATTTAATATTATTTTTATCTATTAACATAAGAAAATCAGATAAAGAAATAAAAACTTCATCTTTTTTTTCCAAAAGCATCTTATACTGTAATTCATTCAATTCATGATTCTTTTTATTTGTTTCATCTGATAGTTTGGCCATATCTTTGATATTGTTTAAGACAGTTGTGTTTGGTATAACTCTTCCAAGCATCTTTTTTAAAAATGGAATCACTTTTGATCCTTTATGATAATATGAATTTTTCTTACTTTTTCATGAGCAATATCAAAGACGGAGAAAAGATTATTAAGAGTTACACCAAAATGCTCAAAGAGTGCTGCTCTACAGGCAATTGCTTGTAATATATAGACATTTCCATTTGGTATTTTTGTTAACAATTCATTAGCTATCATAGTAGTGTAATAGGCAAAATAGTATCGTAAGTAATTTATTACTACTGTAACAGATAATGGCTGTTGTGGTGTTGATAAATGAGATACAATGGTTTTATTTTCAATATTATCTATTGTGGCATCAGCATATCCATGAGCTTGCTCAAACTTAAGCTGATCCTTTATATTCTTTGATTTTAATGTTTTTAATCTATTTTCAGTTGCCAGGATATCTTTATAAATAGTATCCTGCTCAGCATTTAATTCCTCTATTTTTTTATCAGTAACAGTGACATCACTCTCTGAAAGATTTTCTATTCTTTCCAATTCTTTATTTATAATTCCAATATTTGTTTCAGATGTTTTCAATAAAAGTTCTATATCTCTTATAGACTTTTCAACTGACACTCTATCATGATCAAATATTATTTTTTTGTCTTTTAAAAACTGCATTCCCTCAGGATTTTCTTCCCGATCATTCATATACTGCAATTCAGTGTCAATGTCTTTTATAAGATCATTAGTTCTTTGAAGACGCTGATCATATTCATTTTTTATTTCTGTCATCGTCTGATTTTCTAACATTAGCTTTGATTTTTCTTCCAGGAAGGATTCTCTATTATTAACAGAGAAAAAGATATTTTCCTTTTCTACATTGAGATTATCCCTTTCCATTTTAATTTGTTCAATTCGACTTATCTGCTTACTTATATACTCTTCAAGAGTATTGATCAGAAGTTTCTCTGAATTAATATCTTTTGGATTAACACTATTATCATCAATAGCAGTCTTAGATACTTTTATATTAAATTTCTTTTCGATTGAAGGATGTATATTCTTTATTGATGTTTTGAAATTTCCAATAAAATTAAAAAGATTTTCATATTCATCAAAGATATCTCTAACAGGATGTGTTAAAAAGAATATATGAAATAATCCATCCTTTCCTAAAAAGTCAATTTCATCTGGTATTGCTGTCCCATCACTATTACAGATAATAGTATACTCAACACCTTTATAAGATATGCCAATGGAGACTGTTGCATAAACAGGAAGTGTATAATAATTACCAAAAGCGTTTTTAATCAATTCAATGGCAAAAAGAGGGATAGTGCTTTCTTTTTCAAAATTAATAGATGTCGAAGTATCTGCTTCTCTATCACTATATGAAAAATATAACCATTTAATATCATTTAATTTTTGAAGTGTCTCTTCAATTCGATTGAAGATTGTTTCATACATAGAATCCTTTAAACCAGTATGATCACAAAAATCCTTATAGATGTTTGTTTTTATCATCTCATTTCTCCTTAGTTTATATAACTAATCTCATCTGGTGTCATTCTAACTGTGATAATATTCGGAAAATTCTCGGAATCCTCTGTATGTGTGATAACTAGTATTTGATTAAATGATTCTGAGATCAAAGTCAAGATCTTTTTAATTAAATTCCTATTTTCTCCATCCAGGGCACCGAAAGGTTCATCCATAACAATAAATCTTATATTTGTTTGTGTCTTTAATGCAATAACTTTAGAAAATCCTAATCGTATTGCAATATTGGCAACAGTCTTCTGACCTCCAGATAGACGTTTATAACTTCTATAATTTCCTTTTTTTTCGAATCCGATGATAATAGGAAGGTTCTTTTTTGCAGTATCTTCATATATTTTAACATTCAGATTCGGATAAAATTCATGTATAAGTTCATTTGCATATTGTTCTATAGCTATAACAGATTCATTAAAGATCTGTCTAGGTATATTAATAAATATGTCGGAAAGAGCTTCATATGTTAACTTTTCATCTTTAAAAAATGTTAATTTTTCCTCTTCATCTTTGACTTTATTTTTAAGTATCTCAAGCTGTTTTTCCTTTTCAGCAAAGGTTCCTAGTGTTATAGAATAGGAATTTATCATCTTATTTGCCTGGGAGATCCCTTGAATTTTCTCATCAAATTCTGTATTAGATAAAGTTACTTTAGGAATTTTCTCTTCAAGAGCTTGTATATCAGCAGTTATTTGTGTAATTAATTCATTTAACTTTTTAATTTCAGAAGTATACTCTTCAAAATCCTTTTCATACATCTCTAAGGCTTTTCTTTCGGATTTAAGATTTTTACTTTGAACTTCTTCATCAGTTTTAATTTTATTAGTTTCTGTTTCAAGATTCTTTATTTTATTAGTTATAGAATCAATTTTTTGTTCAGATGTTATTTTTTCTATAGTCTTATCAATATTAATAGATTTTCCTTTATCAATAAGATCTAAATACTTTTGTATTTCCTCTGTTATCTCATCATTACGTTTCTTAATATTCTCTGTATTTATTTGTTCACATTTTTCATTTGTAATAGGACAGATTCCATTAAACAGTTCTGACTTTTGAGATTCTAAATTTTTAATTGCTTCCTGTTGCTTGGCTTGCTGTACGAGAACATTTTGTATATCATTAGATACATTTGAATGATTCTCTTTTTCTTTATTAAGAATCTCTAATTCAGAATTCAATTGAGCTTGTAATTCAGATAATTCTTTAGAATTATCAATTATCTTTATCATGTCTACACAATTCTTAGTGTAAACTTTTCTTTCTGTAACGACAACCAGTTTTTCTTCTAGCTGTTTTATATGATCATTTTTTGATTGTAACAATGTCTTCTTGACAAGAAGAGAATCAATAAAATCTTTTATCTTCATAAAATCATCAATCTCTTTTTGAAGATTATCTCTTTCATCAGTTACTTTTCTTAATTGTAATTCGATAGTAGACTTCTCCAAGAGATCAGTTGTTATTTTTGTAATATCTCCTGATAAGTTATCCAAAGTATCTTTAATAACTTCTAAGTTCTCATCAAATTTTCTTATATCCTTATTTGTATCTTTACTAATAGTTCTCCAAAGATCCAGTCCTAAAACTTTATCAATATAATTTCTTCGTTCATCAGGACCTGTCTTTTTTGGATTTATAAACTTATCCATTTCACCTTGTTCAAGAAAGTTAGCAGCAGTAAGCATATTATAATTCATCCCAATAATTCTATTAATTTCTTCCTGAGTTGTTGGTATATTATCTCCAAAGCGTTTATTAGGATCGTGCTCTTGAAAAAAATCAAGATAAGAATTCTTTTTCTTTATTCCCCTTTCAACAGTATAATTAATACCATTAAGATCAAAATTTATTCGTACATACATTGAATCGCATTCATCATTAATAAATTCAGATAAGGTATCTGCTTCACCTTCTCCATACAAAGCATAAAGAATTGCCATAACAAGACTGGATTTACCAGATCCATTAGATTTATTTGCATTATCATCAAATATGCCAACAATACCAGTAACACCTTCTGGGATATTTATTATTGTATATTCTTTGTAAGAGCTATAACCTTCTAGTTCAATGGTGTTTATTTTCATATAACTTTCTTCTCCTCTACAAATTGTTCAATCTTTCGAGTTCCACGATCTAATAGTTTTGCTTTATCAACTTTTGTTTTATAAGTTTCAAGAGCATCTCTAAAGATGTCATAAGGTCCTTTTTGATTATTTACAAAGAGAGTTTCTGTTACATCTTTTTCTTTTACTCTTCGTTTAATATCTCCTACAATACAATCTTTATCTCTAAACATTTTAAAAAGAGAAGTCGTATTTATTTTTTCATTTGTATGATAACTTATAAAGGCAACAGAATTTACGAGTATCCGTGCTTTTTTAAAATGTTCAACTGGATCAACACCATCATGTAATTCATACTTTAAAAATCTACGAATACCAGGGATCTCTTCAAAAGATATTTGACCATCCGTATCAATTATACAATATCCTTTCTTGGTATTTAAATCTGTTGCATCCATATATGTTGTTGAACCTGGATAAACAACTGTAACATTTCCTCTGCTATAGATTTGATGCATATGCATATGACCAAGAAGAAAAATTATTCTTCTATCCTTAAAAGTTTCAGCATCCAAAAGATAAACACCTTTTGAAAGCATTCTTCCTTCTGATCCTATCTTAGAAGAAAATTCCTGAACATGAGAAAGAATCATAGTCTTTCCAGAAGAATCAGCAATACAATCAGTTAAGGCTTTATTTACAATAGCATCACGATCCTTTAAACTTTTATTTGGTATATAGGGTACTAGATGAATATTCCAATCATTCCATTTTATTTTAGGACAGTCATCTAATGTCATAGATAATTTAATATTTCTTAATTGCAGATCTGGGATATAAACAATACTGTTTGAATACATTGAAGTATCATGATTACCTGTTATTAAATAAAAAGGTTTTCCAAGTGAATCCATCTTATGAAGCCAGTAGATAATAAACTTAGCATCCATGCTCAAAGGATTGTTGGTGTGTGTCATATCACCACCAAATAAAATCATATCAATATCATTCTTTTGAGCCCTTTGATAGATACATTCAAGAGCTTTCATTGCATCGAGCTCTGCTGAATATAACCCAATACTATTTTGTACAGAATGAGATCTTAAACCAAGATGAACATCACTAAAAAATAATATCATAGATACCTCTATTCAGAATCTTCCCAATTTATATTAGCATCACAATTAGGACAGGTTAATGTCCAGGGTCCAATAATAGCTCCACAAGCACATTGATAATCCCAATTGTAATCTTCATTACTTTGTCCTCTATCAATTCTTTTATATTTCTTTGGTTTAACAGAAGTTGGCGTTTCTTTAATTTGTTTATTCATATCAAAGTTAGAAATAACTTTTTCTATATAGACTGGATTTCTAACAGAAGGAAGAAATTTTATGTTCCAATCATGATAGACTGATTTAAGACAAGCCAAGACTTTATCTTTTCCATACGTAGTTATAAGATATTCAAGATGTCCTATTTTTTCTTTAGTTGAGAAATTTTTTCCGTTAGGATTCTTATTAAAAAAATTATTATAAAACTTTACTAAGAATTTAGCATCATCTTCTGAGACATGCTTTCTAAAAGCTTTTTCAAGAGGTCCATCCTCTATTTGACCTACAGTAGGTCTTTTTCTAGGTTCAGGTATTCTGGGCAAAGTTAACTTCCTCCCCACCAGTAAAATTGTAAATAAGGTCCCAACGAATGTCTAAATTGCAAATAGGACATTTAGTCAATTCATCTTTAGGCACAATAAGATTACCACATTTACAACGATAGGTAATCTTATTAGATTCGTCTTGATTTATTTCAATAGCAGTATCTGGTATTTCTTTCAGAAGAGCAGTTAAGACAAAATTCTGAGTCAAGCTATCGCTATACATTCCAATAGCTATTTGGGATTCAATTATCTTCATGACCTTATACATAATTTCCAAAGAGGATGCCTTTATCCAGGTGTCCAAGAGAATCATTCTTTTCTTGATTTTACTCTCTTTTGTGCCACGTCCACGAATCTGTACACGTTGCATAAAAGTGTTCAATTCTTCAAGCATCCTATTTTCCTCTTCTCCTCTTGGAAAATCAAATAAATCTTCGAACAACCTTTTTTTTACTTTGCCGGTAGGCAAAGAAAAGGTTGTCTTTGTAGTTGTCTTTGTAGTTATCTTTGTATTAAGAGGATTGCCTGAAACAGGCAATCCGGATTCACTTTTAGAGGCAATCTGGATTTCACCTTTCAGGCAATCTGGATTTACACTTTCAGGCAATCCAGATTCACCTATAGGTAAATCCGGATCGGTATTTTCATCATTATCTTCATAGTCCAAATTTAGATATTTTTCCCATAAAGGCAAAAATATCTCAAATCTGAAATGTATATGAATCTGAGGCTCTCCTTTAAATTTCTTTATTTTTGTATATATAAGTCCTTTTTCTTTTAAGATCTTTAGAGACCTATCAACCTGCCTGGGAGTCAATCGGCACTCATCCCACCAGTCAGTTCTTTTCTTAGCTAACCAACCTTTTCCGGTACGATCAAAGATCATTAACTTTGTATCTTTAGAATGTTTTTTGGAAGGAAGATGCCAATGGATTAATTGGCTTAAGAAGATACCAGTTATTAAATCCCCAGCGATATCAATATAAATCCTTTTTACGTCAATAGTATCTTGTGAAGCTTGTTCCTGCTTTATGAATTCTTCTTTGGTGGCCATGATTTGTTACCCATGTCATTTGGTGTCTTAATTAAGCAAGAGAACTACTCTATCCATCCCTAAAATGGGGATAGACCTGGCTGGAGAAACTATAATTGAATATATCCTATTAAAGCTCTGTTTATAAGCTACTGTCAAGCCAAAAAATATCAGGTTCCCATTAAAAATTCGAAGAATTTTGACATAATTATATTAAACGCAATCATTTTTTTATTAATGGAGCAATACTATGGCCGAAGTAGTTAGAATTAATTCAAAGAAGGGAATGGTAGTTCTTACTGAACGAGATATAGCTGAAAATGAATTATCTCCTTGGTTGAGGACAAACTCTGCTGGACAAGGGGGATTTTCTTTTGTCAGTCTCTTACCATTCGAACGTGTTGCTGCTAAACTGTTCGTAGCAAAATATCCTGGTGTCCAGGTAAAAATAGCAGAGAATGTTGTATTCCATCAACAAACCAACGATGTTACCGTATTCCTACGTGTTACTGATGAATACTCAAATGGTTTCTACAATAAGCATCCTGTAAAACTCGTCTTTAATAAAGCGAAAACTTACGCATTAGATAGTGTTGCTTATAAAGAGGGCTCAGATCCTCTTAAAACTAAATCAGCAGAAGAAGAAGCAGCTGATGATGAAGATCTCATGTCTGATGTCTCTGATCTTCTTAGTAAATTACAATCCATGACTCCAGAAGAAATGATGGAGAAAATAAGTCCGGAAGAACTTAATGAAATTAAAGACATCCTTGGAATTAAGGATGAAGAAACTACAGAAGAGATGGAACTAGAAGAAGACACTGAAGAGAAATCAGAAAATCCAGAAGAAGATTCCAAAGAAGTAGAAGACGAAGAAAAAGAGGAAGGGGAAGAAGAGGAAGAAGAAAATAAAGAAGATATTATTACAGACGAATCAACTGATGCTGAAGGGAAACCTGTAATAATTAAAGTTAAATTATTGAGTGATGATCCAAATGCTCTTGCTGATCTTATTAATGAGCACTTCAAAGATGTCGCTGCTGAATATGGACCTGAAATAGTAAAGGATATTATTGAAGATCTTACGGAGAAATAATATGGATTTTACTCATATTGCTTATTTAGAAGCTGGAGAATATCTAGACGAACCAAAGTATAAAGCATTCCTCAGTTACATCATTGCTAATAAGAATCCTGCATATACACAAAAGATTCTTGATCTGATTCTTTCTCAAATTCCTGTGAAGACTTTTAATAAGTCTGAAGTAGAATTTAATAAAGAAGGCTTTGATGAATATATAGGCGAACAAGCGAATACCTTAGCAAAATTCATATTTGATAAATATAAGATAAGACTTAAAACAATAGCTGATCTTAAAAATCTTATTGAAAAGAATCCTGGATTTAAAGAAAAGCTTAAAAAAACTTATATGGATAAAAATCCTGATGAGAATACAGCTCTTATTCCTCAACCAATTACAAGAGATATGATTCTAGAGGCACTCAAGGTTTATTCTACTACTGAAAGATTGCGTTACATGGATAAAGTCTCTGAAAGAGTGCTTAGCAATTATACTAATTTACCTCTTATTGTTTATAATCAATTTTTACAAACTCTTCCATCTGTTCGTAATGCTTATGAAAGGGATATCTTAAAACAAAAATTGGAAGGAGCTCCACAGGAAAAAGGTATTAAAGAAGGTCCTCCTAAACCTAAAGAGGAGAGGGCTATAACAGGTAAACCTGAATTTGTGGATTTACCTATTGATAGAGTTTCTTTTGAGGAAGAATTCCTATCACCAGATGCTTTTAATTATTATGGAAGAGGATTCTCTAAAGATGCAAGTCAACCTATTTCAAAAAGAGAAAGAGATCTTGCGGAATCGGAAGAATATGCTGATCTCTTTATAGATATAGATGATGAAGATATAGAAATTGGAGATTATTTCTATATTCCAGCATATAAAGCCCCAATGGATGTTGAAGCAGCTCTTGTTGATTTACTTATAAAAATTGCTCTTGATGGTGAAAGAAAAACTGTTGATGAGCTTAATGAAGAACAGAAACAAAGAATAGATAATATTCTCGAATCTTGGAAAACACCACAGAAGAAAACTCCAGGACAAGTTCTTCCAGAAGAATATCAAGGATATGCTTATAGGCAGATTCCTGAAGGTATCGAATCTACAAAAGAACTAGATGTTTTTGAGGGAGCTAAACCAGCTGTTAAACCACCTGTAAAAGTTTCTCCAAAAGAAGAAGCTCCAAGGGAAGAAGAAACTAAAGCAAAAAAAGGTACAGAAGCTATTTATAAAGTTACAGCTAAATTTATTAGAGAAGATCCTTTAGCTTATTCAAAGACAACCCAAGTTAAAGAAAAATTAGTAGGAGGTTTTAAAGAAGTCTCAGATCTAATTCCTTGGATAGAAGGTTCTGAATTGGATAATCCTTCAAATATTATAAGACTTCCTGCTAACTTTGTAGCAAAAGCAAAGCTTAGAGAACCAGAACAAAAAGAAGATTTAGGTTATCTATTAAAACCAGGTGATTATTTAAAATCTCAAAGTAAAGAAACATCCGAAATAGATTTAATTATTCATCAAGCTATTTTAGATTCACTTCTTGAAGTGAAAAAGGAAGCTGAATTTGAAGAAGAAATGAAAGATGTAGAAGAAACTATTAATGAAAAAGGATCTGCTAAAGCTAAAAGTGAAACAGGAGATGATTTAGAAATTAAAAAAGGTCCTGAAGGTCTGATGGAAGTTACCAGTAAAGATGGAAAGAAAGTATTGGTTCCTTCTGAATCAGAAAAATTAAAAGAACTTACTCCAATTGTAGAATTATAAAATCTTAGGATTTGTTCAGATATGACCAAGATTGATCTCTCTTATATAAGAAATGAAGAAGATGCTAACTTATTTTTAGATCTTCTTGTTGAAGAGCTCTTTTTAGAAAATGTAAAGCAAGGTGTTTCTAAAATAGATTCAATGACTGAAGATGATGTAGAGAAAGTTGCTGAATATATAGCTCTTGAATTATTGAGATTTGCTGCCGAGAAACCTTCTGGTGAAGTTCCTGTAACAGTATCAGAAAGTTCAGCTGATTTCTCTTTTGGAGGATATTCTCTCGATACTTGGATGGATTACTGGTTTGGACTTGGTAAATCCTCAACACTAGGATCAAATAAAGTCTTCTTTGAATCTGGAAATCGTTATATTGAACTTCTCAGAGAAAGAATAGCAAAGCTCTCTCCTTTAATGGGATTAAATGCTTCTTCTACAGGCCTTTCTGAATCATTACTTCCTTATGAAACAAAGAAAAAAGATGTTGGTCCAAGAGAGGTTTCTTTTAAAGGGATAACTTTAAATCCTACTGAAAAAGCAACAAAAGTTAATGCTTTTATAAAAGATCTCCTGGAAGTAAAAAAACCTAATGTTACTCCAGAGAAATTTGCTCTCTTCATTGAAAAATATAAAGATACCTTTATAAAAAGTCCAAAAGATGAAAGAGTTATAGCTGATAGAGTTGGACTTAAGAAAATGATTATAGATTTTCTTAATAATAGTATTAGAAAACTAGACGATGAGATCTATACATTAGCTGTTCAAATTAGCCCAGGTCTTAGAAAGGAAGCTGTTAGTGCTCTAACTGGTGAACCTGGTACTGCTGCATCTGCTGATGTTAGTGCTGGTCTCCATAAAGAAATTCAAGAAAGACAGAAAGATTATGTTCAGATAGCTGCTGGATTTGAAGCAAAAGAAAAAGAACAACAAGTAGTCACAGAAAAATATAATGCACAAAAAGCACAATTAGACCAATTAACACAACAACGAGAAACTGCTGCTACTTCTGGAAATCAAGCATCTCTTCAAAGTCTTGATTCTGCAATTCAAAAGTTACAAAATCAATTATCTTCAACAGGATATGCTCTTAGAAATTTAGATTATCATCTTTATGTTGATGATCCAGGTCGTGGCCATATTTCTTATAAAACTTATATAAGACAAAAAGAAAGAGCTCTTCAGAATCTTCTTGTTGAAGTTGATAAAAAGACAGCACTTCAAAAGAATAGAATAGAATTACTCATGGCTCTCCAAACTACAGATCCTAGTCTTACCTTAGATGATTATAATCTTATTAAGGAAAGAGATAGATATATATTTGAAACTTTTATTGATTCTCCACAAGAAAAACTCTTTGGAGAAGAATCTCTAGGAGAAGAAGGAAATAAAAGAATACAAGATTTTATTAAAGATGTAAATGAAGGTGATATTGTTCAAAGACCTGAGTACTTCTTTAAGAAATATTATAATGATATTATTAAACAATCAACTGATGCTGCAGCTTACGCAAAATCAAGAAGTATTGGTGGTACTGCATCTATATCTCGTATAGTTGAATATTATAATTATTTAATAGCACGTTATAAACTTATTAATGATGAATTACAAAGTCTTGTTACAGCTTATGCTGGTAGAATTGAGGATTTTAATAAAACAAAACTTCCTCAATTAAAAATGAAATTGAATGATACTCTTCAAAAAGCAAGAAGAACTCCTGGTGGAGAAAAGGGAGCTCCATTAACTAAAGAAGAGAAAGCTAAACAGGAAGAAGAAAGAAAGCTTCAAGATGTTACTCAAATACAATCTCAATTTGAGTTATTAAGAAATATATCTGATAAATTTTTAAAAGATAGATTTCTTTATAAATTGGATTCAGCATTCTCGAAAGAGGAATTTCCTGGAAATCGTAATACATATGCTGCATTAATATTAGATATTGAAAGATTAGGTTCTAAACTCGCTAATGTATCAAACAAACTTCAGATAAGTTCAGATCCTGATAAGATGTTATCTAATCTTAAGAATCAAATTTCAGATCAGGATTTTGATTCACTTGTACAATTTAAAGAAAAATTATTAGATTCTGAAGAAATATTAAAGAGATTGCCTGCTAAAGAAAAAACACAAGAACTTGTTGTTAAAGCTTATACAGGATACTTCTCTTATTTAATAAAAATAATTGGAAAGATTATTAGCAGATTACAAAGACCTCCTCAAGAAATTCGTGAATCTAATGAATTAGGATCTGAAATTCTTAGAGAAGCTATTGCTCCTAAAGGAAATGCAAAGGATGTTAATATTGATGCTGATAGAATAAAATTAATATTAAATGCTTTCTCTGAAATAGATTCATTTAAAGAATTACAACCTACTGTTAAAGAATATCTTGCTATAATCGATGATTATATTCTTAATATGGATGTTCTTGTTCGTGATGTTGAAAAGAGAATTGTTCTCTTAAAAGATATTATGAATCATGCTATTAATTTTGAAACTGACTATAGTGAAAAAAAGAAATTATTTGATAGAGATGTTCCTTTAGACAAAACCATAGAAGAAAATAAAAAGAATTTAGATGAAATATTAAAACAATTATACACTGTTCCTGAAGGCAAAAATGTTGAAGAATTAAAAGATAAAGGAATAAGTGAAGCTAATAAGGTTTTCATAGAAAAATTTCAATCTGAATTTCGCCCTCAAACAAGGATGGCTCCCGCTACTGTTGGAGAACAACACAGATTACAGCCTGAACCAGAATTTGAAAAAGGACCTAGTCCTATTGTTGAAGGCGGTAAAACTGGAATGTATGCTGTTCAAGTTCCAAGAAAGAATATGGTTGATACACAGTGGAATTTCTATAATATCATAGTAGATTGGAAAGATCTTACTCAGAAATGTATTAAGTCTTTAGAATCCTGTCGTAAAGGTGGAAAATCAAATATTCCACGTACATTTGCTCCACCTGAGAATTATGGATATATACCAGACATCTCAAATGTTTCAAGGAAACCTGAAGGATCTGTAACAGATAGAAAGCGTAATGAACTCTTTGCTGCTCAGCAAGAAAGTCAAAATGCTCTTAGTCAATTGTCCAGACAAAGATTTGAATTATCAAAATCGAAAGATCCTGGAGCTCCTGAAAAGATTAAACAGATAAATTCCCAGATTAAAAATTTGGAGAATCTTATAACTTCAACTGGAAAAGCTCTTAGAGAATCTACTTATGAAGAAGAAATCAGAAATTTAAAAATTGTACAAAGTAGAAATATAGGAGATTCCCTTGCATTAATATTTTCTGATAAAGGAAGAGAAGAACAAAAATTACTTATAGATACAAATTATAAAAGAGATCTTGAGACATTAAAGAATAATGTTGATTTTATTAAGAAAGAAGCAACGGCTCAAAAAGATTCAAAGTCTCTAGATTTTATTAATAAAGTAGAGATGTTCTTATCAAAAATTCCGAATGATATTGATAAGGTTCCGGCTCAATGGAAAGAAAAATTATTTCCAGTTATCTCTAAATTTTATGATATAGCAGAAAAGATAGCTAAGAACAGACCTGATGATTTTAATAAGGCGGTAGCTTTTACATATCAACATGCTTTTGATATGTTATTCTCTGGTTATGATGATATAAAGAAAGTTGAAGGCTTAAATGTAGATAAGATAATCTTATTTAAGTTATTATATGCTCCTCATTTATTAACATCAGAAGAAGTTAAGTTTTTAGCTCAAGTTAAAAACTACATTTCAATGTTCTATAAAAACAGATACAAACATGAATTTGGAAAATAAATAAAACTATAAAAAGTTCAGTTTCAATAAGGAGTTCTTAAAAATGTCAGATGATATAAAAAATGAAGGCACTTCTAACTTTGAAGACATGTTACCTCGTTCTATAAGTGCAGAGGTAGATCGTGATCGACTTGATAAACAGGGTGGTAATGCTTTTACCGGAACGGTAAATATACCATCTTTTATGGGGGTTAATCCCTCCGCAAATATATTGAGGAATCCTTCTCGAAGATTCTATGATCCTGAAATAACAACAACTGCTATATATCTCCCAAAAGATATAAAGAGAAACAATAGATGGTGCCGTTGGTTCTATGATCATGATGAAGTAGTTGGTGCTATCTTGGATCTGCATGCTGAGCTTCCATATTCTCAAGCTCGAATTAAAGTTGATGATCCTATTATTCAGAGAGAAATAGAAGATTGCCTGGAAAAGACAAACTTCTTTTCAATGCTTCCTCTCATTGATCTTGAGTATATGAAAATTGGAGAAGTTTTTATTCATACACATTGGAATGATTCTCTTGGAATGTGGGATAGTATCGTTATTCATAATCCAGATTTCATTGAAGTAAAATACAGTCCATTTGCAGATAGAGATCCAATTATAGAATTAACTCCTGACGATCAATTACGATCATTAATTCATTCTACGAAACCAGAAGATCAGAGACTTAAGAAGCGTCTTCCTCAAGACATAGTAAGGCGTGTTCTTACTGGAAGAAATATTATTCTTGATCCTGAGAATGTAACTCATATTGCAAGAAGAAGCAATCCTTATGATCTTCGTGGTACTTCTATTTTAAGAAGACTCTTTAGACTTCTGCAGTATGAAGATAAACTTCGTGAAGCTCAGATTACAATTGCTGATAACTTTATTTATCCACTGAAAATATTCAAACTTGGAGATAAAGATAAAGGTTGGATTCCAAATGCTAATCACCAGAAAGCCCTGGCCCAAATGCTTCAACAAGCTAACTTTGATCCAAACTTCAGTCTTATCTATCACTATGGCTTAAGTGTTGATGTTATCACTGTCGTTGATAAAGTAATGAAACTCGATAAAGAATGGACCGAGATTGATAGAAAAAAATTCATCGCTCTTGGTATAAGTGAGGAATTTTTGACTAAAGGTGGAAATTATTCAGCAGCTAATGTTACTCTTCAAACACAACTTGCTCGTTATAGAGCAAAACGAGATCTCTTTGAAATACGTTGGATTAGAGATAAGTTCTTTAGAGTTATGGCTGAAAGAAATGGTTGGTATAAGCGGGATGCTCGAGAAATAACAGGTCAATATCGTATAGCTAGAAAAGGGGATGAGCTCAAAAAACGTCTGATTATTCCTGATCTTATCTGGGATAAGAAGCTTGTTATGAGAGATGATCAGCAATATCTTCAATTTTTAGCAAATGTCTTTGCTCAAGGAAAAGGTCCTATTAGTGTTATGACTCTTCTTATGGCAATGGGTCTTTCTTTGGAAGATGAACTTTCTAATAAAGAACTCCAAAAGAAATTAGAAGAGAAATATGGAATGACTCTAACGCCTCCTCCTCCACCAGCACCAGCTCCAGGAGCTGGTCCAGGTGCAGCTCCTGCTCCTGCTCTAGGCGGTGTTGCTTCTATAATTAAAGATAGACTTAAGATTGGTAAGAAGAAAGCAACTTCACAAGAAGAACCAATACAGCAACCACATCAAGAGCCTATTAAAATTGCTCATCCTAATGAATATATAGCAGAGGAAAAAGTAGCTGAATATCAAATTGATGAATTAGAGGAAAATACAAGAGAAAGACAAACATCATTTTCTAATGAAGATGATGAAAATAGGTATGCTCTGGAACTTTCTAAAGATCTTACATTAGCAGATGATAAGCAATGGAAAGAAAGTCTTAAATCTGCCAATATACCATCTGAAGTTCTGATACTACTTAATGGCCTTAATGACAAATTGGAAGCTATTAATAAAAAAGCAAATGGTGGACTCTCTGATGAATTGAAAGTATCTACAGATAATCTTACTGAAATACTTTCTCAAATCTATCTTCAAGGTAAACTTTGGGCATACGAAACAACAAATTATCTTCCAATTCATACTGCTGTTTATGCAAAAGATATAAAAGATTTCTCTGATCTTCTTCTTATTGAGGAATTTAAATCCTGGATAGAGAATATCAGTAAATCAGATATGGATAGATTAAGCAAATTAAGAAGTATTCGAAATCTTGGTAATACTTGCTATTCTTATGGTCAATTAAAAGGGTATCAAGAACAAGGTATTGAAGAAGTAAAGATTGCTAATGTCCTTGAAAGTGACGGTTTAAAATATGGAATAAAGGATCTTCTGAATAAACGTTATAATCTTGCTTCTTTAATCTCTCCTCGAGGAGATATTATTCTTCTCTCTGGCTGTCTTGAAGGTTCTACCAGTGAAATAGATCCTCATATTGAACGCTATAAAGATTTTGTAGCCTCTTCAATTAGGGTTCATAATTGTCCTGTTGAGTTTGTTAAGCCTGTTTCTAAATACATCAACAAGGTTGGAAAAGCTCTTAAGAAGCATTATGATAATATCTACTTCGTCAAAGAGATTGTTGATCTTCCAGAGTGGCAATCTTTCTTCAAGAAAGCATCTGAGAAAGAGTATATAGATATTGAAAAGGATGCGAAAATGTTAGCTATTTCCGCAGCTTTGGAAACAGAAAAGCTTAAAAAACGAGGAAATTTAGCCATATTTAATAATAACAAGGACTTATATCTGGCTAACTGGATAGGTACTGGCGAAAAACCTATAATTGAAAACCTTATAAAGCACATTGATATCTATAAGGATGCTATTGCTAAGATCTCTGATAAATCATTTGAAAAGAGATCTTCTGATCTTTCAAAAGATGAAATAGAAACTTATAGAGTTCTTGGTTATATAGTACCAGTTCTTGAAGGTGGTACAGATATTATAGGCTGGAAGGTTGCTGAATCCGTTCCAAGAAATGAAAAGTTGAAACAAGGAAGATTATGGAATGTAGAAGGAATAAGCATTGGTAGTGCTCAAAAAGATCCATCTGTTTATTTCTTCGATAATTTGAGACTCTGGATAGATTATCCACACAAATTAAATGAAGATATTATAAACAATTTTAATAAGATATTCTAGAGGTTAGCTATGGCAACATTTCATTTGAATGATTCTGATAAAGATACTATTTCTGCGATAGTGGGTAAAGTAGCAATATCTTCAGGGATAAATCCTTTAACTCCTTCAGAATTAATCTTTACTCAGAAAGAAGGTATTCTTAAATTCAAAGTTGCGGGTTCCTCTCCAGAAACAGAAGAAATCTCTGAAGAAATTATTCCTATAGATACAATAGCTGAACCCTCTATAGAACAAGCTCCGGTAGCTTCTGCAGAACAATCTCCTGAAATTACTTCTCAAGCTAAAGTTGATCTTGAAGAATTTTATAATAAGATTGCATCTGAAGATGATTTTACTGATAGAACTGCTTTCATGAAAGAGATCTTAATGTTTGCTTGGAAGTATAAAGCTTATATTATTCCAGCTATAAAAACTTTATGGAAAGCTTTTAAATATTATACTGGAGATAAATCTTCAGAAGAAGAGACTGCTGAAGAAAATGTTCCAATGTCAGCTGAAGCATCTGAAGAATCTATAAAAAAAGCAGCTTTGGATCTTGCTTCTCTTCCTCAAAAGATAGATAATTTTATATCTTTTATTACAGATCTCTTATCAAATGAAGCAACTAGTGATGTTCTTAATAAAGCATTAAAAACTTTATTTGGAGATAAAGCAGAAACAATCAGATCAGGGATAGATGAAGCTTTAAAAGTAGCTCAAGAAGTTATAGAAGTTCTTTCTAAATTTAAAGAATCTATCTCTGAAAAAGAAACTCCAACAGAAGGAGAAGGAATTGAAAGTCCTGAAGTATCTAAACTTTCAGGAGAAATTGTACAAGTTAATTCAGATACTTTTGTAATTCACAAAGGATCTGAATTTTACAAACAGATTGAATCAAGTGCTCTAGAAATTTCAGAAATTAAAAAAATAAATGATGTAATTGCCGTTGAAATAGAAATTTCTCCAGAAATGGCAGAATACTGTTTTAGAAAATCAGATTCTTCAGAAATTAAAATAAAAGAAGCTGCGTTTGAAGATTTTTTGGGATCAAAGGGAATTACTGGTTTCTTAAATAATCCAATAGCACAATTAGCTCGTGAAAACCCTACTGTTGCTGGAGCATCAAACGTAGGTTTATCCTTTCTTCAATCTAAGATGAATGGTACTCCTTGGAGTCTTTGGGATAATGGTGTTCTTCCATTCTTAGAAGGACGACTCGGTGGTGTTTATACAATGGCAGGAGGACGCCTTGCTCAACAAATGGGTTGGAGTGGTTGGAAATATATGGCTGCTGTTGGTGTTGGATTTCTGTTAGATTCTATGGCAAGAAGTGCAGCTGAATCAGATACAGAAAAGAAGCAAGCATTGACAGAAGAACAACAAAAACTCCAGAAATCATTGGGAATGACAGATCCTCAGATGTTTAGACAAGTTATGACTTATGCTCAACAAAGAAAAATTTCTTTTGGTGAAGCTCTAAAAGAGATATCGGCAGCTTATAAAGAAACAGGTGCTCTTTCATAATAAGGAAAGATAATTTAGGAGATACTTATGAGAACTGAAAATATTGAAAAAATGATAAAGGGAATATCTGATTTTGCAGTAAAAAATGCTATAGATGCTGCCGATAGTGTTTCCATGACTCTAACTCCAGATTATGTTGTTGTTAAATTTAAAAATGCTCAGACTCTTCCTATGCAAGAAGGAGCTGCTGCACAAACACAACAAATTGTACCTCAGAATCAACCTGTAGAAGTTCAGCAATCCGAGGCTACTCAACAGCCAGCTGAGCTAGTACAACCTCAAGAAACACCACAAACACAAGAGACTCCTCAAAATCAGGAAGTTGTGAAAGCACAAGAGACTGCTAAACAACTTGGAGAGAAATTTCAAAACACATCAGCACCCATGCAGAGTATTATGGATCAAGTAAAACAGATGATGGTTAATGGTGCAACTGAAGATCAAATTAAACAATTTGTTGAATCTCAACAAAATCAAGTGGTTGGTGATATAGATAAAATTGTAAGTTCACCTGATTTTAATCAAATTTCTTCAAATGCTGGAATAAAAGCAGAAGTACCTCAAACTGGTGCAGTAGAAACAGCTGTAGCACCAGAGACAACAATGGGAACTGAAACTCCAGGAACAACTCCAGCACCAGGACAAGGAATCCCAACTGGAGCTTAATTGATGGATTATAAAGTTTATATAAAGAGAAAAGTTGGTAATCTGGTTAATAGAAAAAATAATGAAATGAGGAAAGCTTTCTATACTGGATTAACAAATGACAAAGAAAAAGAGATTATAGTTTATTTAAGAAATCAGCAAGGATTAGACAAGCAACAACTTGTCGATTTTGCTAAAGATAATTTTAGTATTTCCGATCAAGACGCAGAACAATTATTTTTTATGGCATATCCTGATGGATTAGATCTTGCTGAAGAGAAACTGCTATGTAATTTGAATAACATATTAATTAAATTGGATTATCTTCCAAAGGATTTCATTGATAAAATATTTAAAGCAATTCTAGAAAAGAAGGATATAAAAATAGATAAAATAGACGAATCTGTTGTTGATTCCACTGCAGTAGTAGTGGGTACTCTATTGAAAGAAAGACATTTGATATAGGTGTAAATATGAGTGATAAAATAGTTACTTCTGGTAATTTTAAATACCAACTTTTTAATGAGTTCAATAAAAAAGACAAAGATAAAATAGCAGAATTAGTTGAACTCAATCATAAAGAATTCTATATTTCACCAACTGTTGAAGGATTTATTTACGCAACTACTAGAGCTCTGGATTTTGGAGATTATCATGGAACTCTTGATAAAAAAGCTCTTTGGGAACATGCTGTAAATAAAAATTCAGATCTTTTTAATTATGATGAAATAACAGCAGAGCACCCAACAAGAAAAGTATCTCGTTATCTTACCTTTAGAAGAGCAGGTATATTTCTTAATCATAATAGTAGTAATCCAGAAGGGGCTATTGGTTTAGCTTTTGATGCTACTCTTATAACTGAACCTTATGAAGATATGCATGTTGTCCTTCTTTTTGGAATTGATAAATATAAAAGTCCAGGAATTGCAAGAACACTTCAAACCTATCCAACTAGAATTGGTACCAGCATGGGTTGCAGTATTAAAAGTAGTCAATGTACTGTTTGTGGAAAGGAAATTTATAAAGATTCAGATTTTTGTAAATGTTTAAAACATAATCGTGGTGGAAGAGTAAAAGGAATTAGAGTAGCCGAATTACTTAGAGATATGGAATTCTATGAACAATCTATAGTTACTTCTCCTGCTTGTGATACTGCTTATGTTATTGATGCTGTATCTGAAATAATACCAGGTCGTTTGCTTAAGGTAGCTAAAGAAAGCAGTGATGCTCAAAAAATTGAACAAATAATGGCAACTATCTATAGTCAAATGAAACAAGCTACTTCTTTTCAAGATAAGAAGAGATTAAGTAATCAATTAGATTCACTTATCGGTAAATTGGAGAAAATGTTCTAATGGCTTTTGAGAAATATTATCTAAAAAGAGTAAGATTAGGATTTCCTATAAAAGGAGAGGGAGACTTTATTAATTCTCTTATAGAATTAATAAAGACTATTCCTACGATAGAGCCGGATAGTATTCAACGTACACCTACTGGCTTATCTTTTATTACTTTTTGTTATACTCATGATGTGGATAATAGATTTGAGGAAATTCTACAGAATCTGAAATTTAAACAAATACCAAAACTTACTTTGGTAGATATTGATCCTGATACAACAGAAATGGAAAGTAAACCAGGAGAACGAGGATGGTTCTTCTTTCCAGTTTTTGGAGGAAAAGATAAAGGAAGAACTCAAAGAGATGTTTTAACTGCTGAAAAAGTAGAGCCAGTATTCTTGAATAGTGGTAATGTAGAAAATCCAAATTATGATCCAGAGACTCCTATTTATCAGATATACAGATCCACAGGAGGGTTCTATATTTTAGGAAATGATCCAGAAGCTATAACTCAGAAATTGAAATCTATTTTTGGTACCAAAGTTCCTCAAAGTAACTTTGTTTATTATAGGTTTCCAATAGCTGATATAGAAAAAGTTTTTGGTCCAACTGCTAAGACAACTCTTGATTTTTCAAAAGAAACTGCTAAAGATCCTAATTTTATTTTGAATCTTTTTAATGGAAAAGCAGATCCTGAATCAACTAAATTGTTTAATAAATTTTTAACTAATAATCCAAATACTGCTATTCTTTTTGTTGATATTTATGCTAAACCAAAATTTTCAGATCAGAAAGAACTCTATTATGAAATAGAACAATATATTGGAAGATTTGATAAATCAACTTTTAATTTTATACCTTCGGGAAAGAATATTGTTGGAAATGCAGCAGCTTTGGCTTTTGAATTAAAAACAAGAAGTTCTCTTGAATTATTTAATAGTAATGATCTTGATGCTTTCGTAGAAGATAAAAATTTATTAAAATTACCTAATAGAATGATTCTTGGAGATTATGAGACAGCAGAAGGTGAGATGTCTTCTGATAATGGAATGTTAAAACCAGAATTAGTTAAATCTTTAGGAGATGCACTCGAGAAATTAGATATAACAAAAAATGAGCAATTTAAAAGAATCATTTCTTCTTTAATAGCAGCAAAAGAAGATCAAAAAGAAAAAGCTACAAAAGATAAAAATTATCTTGAAATTGCAAGAGAAGATGGAACTATACTATCAATCTCGGAAGATAATCTCTATCTTCTCACAGGAAAATCTATAAGAGATTCTATTGAGATATTAAAAGGTATTAATCGTCCATTAGGAAAATCTGAAAAATTAAGTGATTTAATAGGTAAAGTTGGGCTTTCTCCATCAGAGGAACAGCTTCAAATACAACAGGCAGATAAAGAACAAGAAGCATTAATTAAAAAGACAGAAGATCTTGCAAAACAGCAAAGACAAAGAGACCAGAATTTAAGTGATTTCAAGGATTTTCTTGGAGGTTCCTATCCTAAGAATATGGAGAATATTCCTAAGTTAATGAATGAATTCTATGGATTTTTAAGAGGAAGAGGGGTAGAACCGGAACCATTTGAATCAGGAAAAGGAATGAATTTTTCTCCAGAATTGATTGATGAGTTTATTAATCAAAAGAGAAATGAGATTAGATCGGCAAGTGAATATTATGAGGCTGTTCTCTCTGATGAGTTTAATAAAATAAAACATAAAATAGCTCAGACTTATGAAACTGAAGAAGCTGATACAACTCCAGAAGGAGAAATAAAAGATCCTGCTGAAATTGATGAAGAGTTGTCTATATCAAGAGAAGATGCTTCTTCTATAGAATTTATTGTTAAGAGAGGAATAGAGCTTTCAAATAATAGTCTTTTAACAGCAAAAGTTACTATTTCAATGGTTCAACATCCAAATAGATTGGTTAATTCTTCAAAAATAAATCAATTTCTTACTGTTAATACTTATAATGAAAGTTTTGCTACTCCTCAAAAAGATTATGTATATTCTATGCCTTTAGAACCAAAAGATCCTGGAAAATATCTTATAGATTCTTTGATCTCAGTAGAAGGCAGAACAGCAATGCTAGATGCTGCGTATAAAGTATATCATGAAAGACGAGATATGCTTATAATGACTGGAGAAGATGAAAGAACAGAAGAAAAGAAAATGATATTTCCAGCAGCTTTGGAATTGGATACTGTTGATGTAAATCAACCTATTACAAAATATGGGAGAATGAAAGTACTATTTTCGAATGCTATTAAAGTAAGAAGGGAATCTACAACAGGTAAGGTATAAAGCATGCCAGTATCATTTGGAGCGGGAACAGATATCTTTATAAGAAAAGCCAAGCCTGGTGCAGCCGTTGGTGTAGGTTACTATGTGGATGTATATTTGAATGGTGTTAAAATTGAATCTACTCGAATTGATACTAAAAAGCATGTTATTAATATGATTAATAGTTATAAGGAAAAATACCATACGGATAGAGCATTTAAAAACGAAGAGCAACTCCATATTACCTACAAGACGAAGCAAGAAAGAGGTGAAGTAGCCATGCAATCATTAGATCAAGAAATTTTAAAGAAAGCGAGTAGAATCCATAGAGCTCTCCAGAAGCTCATAACTCCAGATATTCCTATTAAAATAAGGGAAGCGGAACTCGCAGGTCTGGAGGGCCTAAATCCTCAGAATGTTAATCTCGTTCCAGAAACTCCTGGAGGACCTCAAGGAGCTATGTCTGAGCAACAGATTGGTACAATGATTGCGTCTAAATTTGTTGATTTCGTTACTAAAAATAAACCTCAACAACCAGGTGAAGAGTGGGTAAAGGAAGATGATCTTTATAATCCATTGAAAAAATGGCTTACGGCTATTAAAAAGAAACTTACAGAATATCAACAAGCTAATGCTGTTAAATTGGATATGACTAAGATTGCAGATGCTGCTGAAGGAATTGTTCTTTCTGGAGATCCAAATAAATTATCTTCAGCTACGAAAATGGCTGTTGAACCAGATATCGCTGCTAAAATTAAAGAAATAGCTTCTATGAAGGCTGGTATCCGTAAACCTTTAGAAGGACCTCCTGCTCCTGCTCCTGTTACTGCTAATGAAGATGAGATGGGTATTAAAGTTGCAGCTGATATGAATGAAGAACAATTAAATGATGTTCTTGATACTCTAGATAAAAAAGCTGAAGAAACAAATCCAAAAGATCCAGGTCCTTCTCCAAAGGATGCCGGTCCTGACCCAAAAGATGCTGGTCCTGATCCAAAAGATCCTAAACATGAAAATGAATCTGTTAAATCTGAATCAGGTGTACAATCTTATGGACAGAATCGTGATAATGATACTCTTGAACCTGTTGGAGTTATGAGACCTTCTGAAGAAAGAGTAAAAGAATATGTTAAGTCTTTCTGGGAATTTGCACAGAATCTTAATAGGATCGCTACATTAGAGAATGCTTTTGAAGATTGGTGTAATAAAGAAAAATTAGATCTTCATACTGCAGGAGGCGTTTGGACTACTTTGAATTCAGAAATTAAAGAAGGTTTTGATAAAAAAGCTTGGTCTAATCTTAGTGTTGAGGAAATAGATAGAATTGTTAAAGAACGCTTTCTTTTAGAATTGGGAACTACTATTGCTCAGTATATTTCTAAGATTGGGAAAGTAAATGTCGATTATAGCGATGAACTTTCTAGCCGTGTTATACAAGAGAATCCTTCAGCAATTCAAGATCTGATGTATAAATTGACTGCAGCATCTCTTTATGAATATGAACAACGTGGCATAGAAATAACATATGATTTACTTAATAAAATATTAGATAAAGGAGCTCTAGATAGCATTTCTGCTTATCTAGAGTCAAATGATTTCTTTGTTCCACTTACACGAGAAGTAGAAAAAGATATTGAAGATTTTCAAAAGCATACTGTAGCTTTAGGTGAAGAACCACCTGTTGTTACTCCTGCCTTGGTAAGATTAACAGTCAGGAAAACAATTGATAAATCTATAAAGGCTCTATCTATATTCTTTAATACTTTTAAAGAAAAATTTAAAGTAGATCCTTCAGGTCTTAAGAGCTTTTTAAGAAAAGAACCTGAGGAACCCGCTGTTGGGGTTGAAAGTCAAACAGAGCCACTACATCAATAATATCTTTATCAATAAAAGGTAAATTATCATTTCGCAGGAATTTAGGAAATTGTTCCTGAAATTCTTCTATGCAAAAATACCTGTGATATGCCGTATCTTGCTCAAGATAACATTTCTCAATGTTAAATTTTACATTATCCAGAACTGTTTCTACATCATTTAGATAATACTTTTTATATTTCTTTTCATGAGGATAGAAGATAGTTATTATTACTCCATTCTTATATTGTTCTTTAGTATAAAAAGAAGTGTTTCTATGTTTACTCATATTTTCGATGAAGTAAACAATATCTTTGAATCCATCTTCTCCCTTATTAGAATAAGGTTCTTTTTTATAAAGTTTTGCTTCTTGGAATCCCCAATGGTGAGGATCGAAAGGATCTCTTCCAAAAAGAAAAGAAGGCTTCCAATAATCCTTTGCTTTCTCATAAAGATAATTATCGTTATCATTGAAAGTTTCCATACGGCAGGAAAACCGAATAATAACATCGACTAAATCTACAAAGAGATAATCTATGTTGTGTTTTATCTTATTATTAATGTCGAGAATCTTTGTCATATCTGTAATCTCCTTCAATTTTTCTACTTATAATATACATCAAGTATACATCATCGTCAACAAAAAGTGAAATTTTTCCTGATCATTCCCTTAAATTTTGACAGATTTTTGGTATCATTAATTTGAAGCAGGGCAAACATTTGTTAAGGGTTCAAGGTGATATGTCAGCAACTTTCTGGGATTTTGCTAAGAATATAAATAAAGTGGCCTCTCTTGAAGAGGTCTTTTCTGAATGGATTAATCGCAATAATATATCTTTTGAAAATGCAAAGAAAGAATGGGAACTCATTAATATAGATATCCGTAATATATTTGCAGCAAACAATCCTGCTGCAACACCTCCCGCAAATCCCGCTGAATCACTTGTTTCCCCTGTTCCTGGTAAAGATGAAGAGAAAGGAAAAACTCTTATAAGAGGAATCTTAGAACAGCAATAGGGGTACAATGGCTGCTCCAACAATGGACAGTTTGAATCCTCCAGCAGGAACACCTCCTGCAGAAGGTCCTGGTAGCAAAACACCTGTGAATTCTCCTGCAGCACCTGGAGCTCCCATTGGTGGAGGCGGTGCTGTAAAACCATTAGGAGAAGCAGGAGCACCAGGAAAAGAGAAGCCTATGATACTTGATCAACTAGATGAGGATTCTTTCTCAACTCTAGTTGATGATGTTTATAAGGCAATGGATGATGCTAAGATTAGAGCTAAGACAATTAATGAAATCTTAGATTATCTGCTAAATAATTCGTGGTCTGAAAAGAGGCTTTTAAAGCTTTCTAAGTATTTAAAAACTTCTATTAAGAACATGATTCATTCCATCAAAACTCATATTTCAGAAGATGGTGTGAATGATACTATAGATTTAATTCATAAGAAGATTACAGAGCTTCAAGGAGAAAAAGGAGGACCACAAGGTCCTATGGCAAATCCACCTGGTGGTCCAATGCCTTCCTTTCCTGGAGCTCCTCCTGCGGGATTACCTCCTGTAGGGGCTTCTGATGATTCTAGGCAATTAACAGATGTAGATCTGGATACAATAGAGAAGCGAGGTTTAACTTCTATGGGTAAAGTTCTAGTGAAAGATGGTGCTGTTATAGATTCAGCACAATATGCACAAGAAATCATTAATAAGTTATCTTCAGTAATTCGTAAGATCAAGAAAAGCATGAAGGAATACGATGACGCTAAACTTAAATATGCAAGTTTCTTAGCTCTTAAGTTTGCTGCTGATGACATGACAGGTGGTCTTGGTGGACCAGCTGCTGGACCTGAAGGTCTCCCTGGAATGGGAGGACCCGAAGTAGGTCCTGCCGAAGCAACTGAAAGTGCTTCTGGCGATGTTAAGGATGCAGTTGATGAAATTAAGAATATGGTATCTGAAATAAAAGAGGATGTTGAAGAAATTCGTGAAGAAACCGTTGGTGAAAAAGAAGAAGAGCTTGGGGAAGAAATTGGAGAAGCTAAGGATGTTATTGGTGAGGGAGAAAAAGCTGCTGAAGGAATAGAAGACGAAGATACTTCAGAAAAACTTACAGCTAAGATTCAAGAAGCTCGTCAAGTGGTTGCTGAAGCTAAAAAGAAATTAACTGGAAGCAGACCAAAATCATATAAAGAAATTCTTAGCAAGATTCCAAAGGGAAAAGGTAAAGCAGCTATGGAAGAAAAGAAAGAAAATCCATTTGAAAAGAAAGAAGACAAAGACGAGAAAAAAGACGACAAAGACGAAAAGAAAGAAGATAAGAAAGAAGACAAAGAAGATAAAAAGTCTTCTATAGATGTTGAATCTTTAATTCGCAAAGTTCGTGCTAAACTCGAAGAACTTCGTTCTGAAAAAGAAGCTAACCTTTATCCTTTTAAGAAAGAAATCAAACCAATACCCCCAGTTGATAATATCAATGCTGAAACTGCTGCGAAGACTATTTCTACTGTTAACAGTGAGATTAAAGGTCAGCCAGTAACAGACAAAGATTTTGAAACTTTGAATCATGGTGATATTGGACAGAAGGATCTTGCTTATAAGACTGAAGGAAAATCTACTCCAGAAAAGAAAGTTTCTGTTGAGGTAGCTGAAAGAATTCGTCAACACAGTGTTCAAAATGCTGTGGATCAAGCTCGTCTTTCCGTTGAACTTGCTGCTCGTCAGCAACTAAAAGGCATGATTGATGATCCACTTCGTGAAGCTCTTAGGAGAAATATGGCAGAAGCTGAAATTGATCCTGAGCTTGCTGAAGCAATCATACATAATGCTTATATAGATGGTTATGAAGAGTCTCATAAAGCTGTCATGAAAGAAGCTTTTGATACCTTTATGACTAAAGACATCGATGAATTTACTAAGATAGCTAAGTTCGTTGATGAATATCAAGTGAAAACTGCTGCTGTTAGTTCTGTAGAGAACACAGAAGAGATATTCAGAGATAAAGAAGCCAGCACTGAAGATGCACCTCTCCGTGGATTTGCAGCTGATAAAGATGCTAGAAAAGAGGCGTATAAGAGATACTGGCAAGAACAAGCCAAGAAACGTGGCTATGTTTAAATGTTATTTTCAATAATTTATTAGGAGGAAGAGATCATGGCAATACTTCCAGATCTTGGTATGAACGGTCTCGTTAACTCCGTGCGTAGGCTGTCTGGCCTAAACAACCCTGGATGGAGAGATGTTGATCCAGCTGCTGCTTTTATCGCAGGTATGGTTGCAAAACTGGCTGCAGACGTAAACGGAAAACCCGTTCTTCAAGTCGCTGATAATACCACTTCGACTGGTCTTATCGGACTTTTCTATTGTCACAAAACTCTCAGCTTCTACAAGCCTGTTGTAGATGAGAGTCAAACTTTTGCCGTTGCTCCAAATACATCCACAGTGATTTATTTGAACAATGCAAATCTTAAAACAGGTTCTGTTCTTCTTACAAGTGGTGGAGTAGATGTAACAGGTTCCTATACTGTTAGCACAACTAACGGTACTGTAACTGCTGGTTCTCCAGCTTCTAACACGCTGCTCTGCAGCTACTTGTATCAAGATCCAAATCTCGTTGGAATTGATCAGACCCTCGGTTCTGGCAAAGCTGCTACCTTGGAAGACCAAGGTGACATTGCAACTCTTGTTTATGAGACTGGCGTTGCTTATGCTCTGAACGGAAATGTCTATATCAGTGCGAACGGATATCCTACGGCCACAGCTGGTGCAAAGATAATCGGACAAATAACGAAAGTTCCGACCTCCGAAGATCCTGAGCTCCACTTTAAGCTGAAGATATAAGGAGGTAACTAAACATGTGGGCTAACAATATGGAAAAGAAAGAAATCAAAAAAGTTGCCTCCGTTCAGCATGATGAAAGACTCCTGAATCCGAAGGCATATGGTGGTGTAGATTCCAGCGGAAACGTTAAGGAATCTAAGGAAGACATGTTCGACAGCAAAGGACAACTTAATGCTTATGATCATAAGGATATGATCACTCAGCAACAAAAGTTTGCTTCCCTGCGTGAACAGTATAAGAAATCTGGTTCTTTCTACTCACTCGATGAGAAACAAAGAATCATGGAAGCCGCTTTTGGTGGCAACGAAGAAGAAAGGATGAGATTCGGAGCAGAAATGATTCCTCTTATCCTGGATAGACTGGACTATGAAGGTTTCATACGCCAGGTCTTCAAAACCCATGAAGTGGCACAAGGTCAGATCATATCTTATGAAAAGGACGTAAATGTTACGGCTCTTATCATACAAGAAGATGGTCAGACTATAGAATGTGTTGTGAAAGGAAATCGTGTGTTCCCACCTGAATTCTGGGTAACCTCGTTCCTGAAAATCAACATGGCTGAAATTGCTAAGAGGCAATACGATATAGTTGATCGTAGCCACGATAAAGCGACATTCCAAATCATGCTCACTGAGGATAGAAATGGACTTCGTCAGCTTTATCAAGCAGCAACGATTGAAAACTCTCAAATCAATATTACCTCTTCAATCAATAAGTCCATCCTTGAAACCTTGCAATTCGAGGTTGAAAGACACAGGCTGATTTGCGATAAATTCATCATGAATCGTGCCGAGCTTGGAGACTTCAAAAAGAATATCAACAGCATGGATTATGACCCAATCACTTCCAGGGACATTCTCCTGACTGGTATTTTTGCGAATATCTGGGGTGTTAACATCTTCGTGTCTGCTGGTGTTGACGAGAATGGTCTTCAGAACGTATCGGTTCCTGAGGGAATGGTATTTGCCGTTACCGAAGGCCGTTACCTGGGTGCAATGCCTGTTCGTATTTCTCTAACAATGCTGCCTGCTGATCAATTTGTCTTTGGCAAATTCCAGTATGGTTATCTGTTTGGGGAAATGATTGGACAAGCCATTCTGAACCCAAGAGCTGTTGCAGTTGGTGTTAAATCTACTGCTACTGTTCCTAATTGGATAAAATGATTCTAATCTGAATTAATTTAAAGAGAGATCTCATTGAGATCTCTCTTTTTTAAATGTAAATGCAACTGTACCCTAAGGAGATACATAATGAAATCATTGATAGAAAAATATAAAGATAATATAATAGATCTTTATGTAAATAAGAAGAAATCTTCAACAGAAATATCTAATTTATTTTATGTTTCTCGTAGTACTATATGTAGGTTATTAAAAAGAAATGGGATTATTGCTCGAGATAATTCTCATAGAAAACAGAAATATTCTATTAATGAGACAATATTTGAAAAGATAGATACTCCTGAAAAATCATATTGGTTAGGATTACTTTATGCAGATGGATCTCATGTAATTTCTAAAAATGAAATTAAAATATTTTTGCAGGAATGTGATTCTGAACTTATAAAAGGATTTCAAAGTTTTATTAATTATACAGGACCTCTTATAAAAAGAACTTTTAAAATAAAACATCCAACATGGAGTGATCAATTGGGTTGTTCTATAACAAATAAAAAACTTTCACAAGATCTTCTGAAAGCAGGTTTATTTCAAAATAAAACATATTCTTTGATTTTTCCTACATTTATTTCTAAGCATCTTATTTCTCATTTTATAAGAGGATTTTTTGATGGTGATGGTAGTATTTCCATTTCTTTACGGAAGAATGAAAATAAGCTTCAAGGAAGTTTTTGTATAGCAGCACCTATCAAATTTTTAGATAGTATCCAAGATATTTTTATTAATGAATTGGGATTTAATAAAATGAAATATTCTAATCTACGGACTAAAAATCCAATAGTGAAAGTATTATCATATAGTGGAAGTCATAATCTATTGAAATTAAGAGAATATTTATATCAAAATTCAACTATTTGTTTAACCAGAAAAAAAGAAAAATTTGATAAAGTTCAAGTATATAGAAGAAGAAGGTCACAAAATATATGAATTTATCCTCATAACCTCTTAAATTTTGAACAAATTGGTGCATTATTATATTAAACCAATATTCTTATATGAAGGAGATATGAATTATGGGAAATGTAAATCTTACGCCGGAACAATTGAGCAAATTAGGAGCTCATTTGGAACAAAAAGATGCACAAGGTGGTTTTGATGGAGTAACTCCTATGGATGGATTTATTGATCATCAAGTTGCTCCTGTTCAGACTCAGCCGAAAGTAGAACAAGTATCGGATATTAAAAAAAGAATAGCAGAACTAGAAAAGGATTATTTTGCAGGATCTGGGATGCCTCTAGCACCAACGGTTGCTTCAAGTTCATATAGGGATGAACTTGGAAATGAGACTTATTATGTAAAAAATATCTCGAATGGAATTGTCGCTCTTTCCGATCTGGAAATAGTGATAAAACAAGGTCAAGTTTGTGACCTTTTACATTCTGCTGATATTGAAGATCTTAGCAGATCTAAAGAACTTAAAAGAACATTGCAGGGAACTGTAGAAACTCCTGCGTGGCTTACTCGATTAACTCAAAGGGAATATTTGGAAGAATTGGAAAAAGCTGCTGTGATGCGTAAAAAGATTGAGACGGTTAAACGTCAAGATAGTATAAGGCAAATGCAGACACAACAGCCAGCAAATTCTCCATTTCAAAATCCAGCAGTGCCACAAGATGTTCCACGTACCAGACCTATGATCTTAGCTAAATTGGAAAAGTTAAGATTGGCTTTTGATCCTGATCCTGAGATTTCAAAATTTGGAATAGCTCCAGTAGAATTTATTCAATGGATTATGGCAGAAGCTCTTTCAGAAGAAGAGCTTAATGAGATTCTTGGAAATCCAGTTGTACAGAAGAATCACGATATAAAGGCAGCTATCGTAGAAAAAATGACAATAATGTAAAGGCCATGTTAAGATTAGTAGATACACTTACAAGGACTCAGACAGGAATCAGATTCGCAACTCGAGAGATCTCCACTGCAGATGTTGTTCCTTATGTAATTTATGACACATCAACAGGGGCCTCCTATGCTTTAGGTTTGATTGAAGATTACTATGGGTGGAGATCTCTCACTTATTTAACATCTTCAGGTGTTTATTTCGATGTTAATAATTCTGATTTATATCCATCTTATCTAGATCCTCTTGCTAGTTATAGTACAATGAAACCGTCTTTATTTAGAGTCATGTCCTATCAAGAATATGTTATTCTTCAAAATGTCTTGATACGATTGGATTTAGTACGAAGACGCTATCCAAATCCAGGATTCACTGTTGATACTACAAACAGTGTTGGAGAAAATGGAGTAGTTTCTTTTGCCGGTGGATTTGAAAAGAAGATGACTATTGGTGAAATAGGTCTTATGATGGAGGGTGCTATCGTTGAACTAAATGCATCTTCTCCTATGACTTCATTTTGGCCATCCTTTATGTCAAGTACTGCTGATGTATTTACTAATCCTTATACTGCTGTTCAAGGAATTCCATATGATATGGTAGAATTAATAGTTCTTGGAACGTTAATTCGTTGTCTTATTGCTGTTGGAATCCTTGAAGTTGATATCCATTTCCAAGCGTCAGAATCTGGATTGAGTATAACTTTTGATAGAGCAACACATCTTAAAGGATGGCATGATGCTTTATTAACTCAATATAAAGAGATGAAAGCTCAATTCAAATGGAATTATGCAAATCATGCTGGCGTTGGAGTTGGAACTGTTCCTTGGGCTGCTTATGGTATTTGGGGAACTCTCCTTAATAATGTTTCTTATGGTGGTCAGTTGGCTTATACATCCATCATGGGATTTGGTGCTCAAGGTAATGTACCATTATAATTATGAATGAAAAAAGATATTATTTATATCTAGTTAGGGACAAGGACAACACAAAATTTAAAGTAGGTTGTACCTTTAGTGAGAATCCTAGAGATCGTTTAAGACAATATGTTTCTCACAATCCTGATGTAGTAATTTGTGGTTATTGGAAAGTACCAAATAAAAAATTTGAAGGGTATGTTCAAACAGAATTAAAGAAAAATGGTTTAAGCCTTTGTATCAGAAAAGGCCAAAAGGAATGGTTTGAAGGATCAGTAGATACTTATAATATTGATTCTATACTTAATAAATTAGAAGGAAGGTCAGTATGAAAATTAATAGTAATACAGTTTCTCTTGAAAAAGAAGACTACAAAAAGTTAGAAGATGTTATTTCTAAAGTAGCATCTGCTAATAAAATTGACAATGTGGAGGAAGTTCATGTTGCTCTAAACCAAGATAAAGGTATAATTACATTTAAAAAATCTGAAGAAAATACAAATGAAGAGAAAGGAATATAGTCTCTTATAGAGGAGGATTAAAATGGCAGTAGCATTATATAGTGGAGTAGTTGGTTTTGTAAATGAAGATATCAGTTCAGCTATTGTTTATCAAATTCAGAGAAGCGGTCAAGCTGTTGAAGGATATAAATTTTTACACACTACAGTTCCTTTTGTAGGTGTAACAGCAGGTTCTGTAATTTATTACAATTATGCTGCACAAGCTGGTGATGGCGAAAACTGGATTGTTCCTGGTGATATATCATAAGAAATAAGACATTTAAAATGTCTTATTACAATGGCTTGATTCCATTGGAGGATTAGCATGTCTAAAGAAAATAGAGATAAAGAAATTCAAGTAGGTTATCTTAGTAATATTTTTAACACTATTAATGTTGAAGACTTCATTAGTGATGAAGGTCAGAAGACACGGATTAGACGTGCTGCTCCTTTAAATATACCTGATGTTGCTCCAGCAGGTGGAGCCGGTGCTGCTCCAGGAGGACCTGTAGGAAGTCCTGCAGGTGGACCACCAATTCCACCACCAGGACCTATGCCTGGACTAGAAGGTCCACCTCCAATGGGTGGTGCTCCAACAGATCTAGCAGGAGGTCCTCCTCCACCTCCTCCAGGTCCAAAGCCTGAAGTTCTGGCAGGAGGAAAAGAAGAAGATGAACAATTAGAAGTTCTTTCTGAAATGATTTCTAAATTACAAGATTCTGTCGAAGATCTTAAAGATGATGTTAGATTCCAGAAATTAGAAGAATATGTACATACGAATATTGAAGAACTTCAAAGTGTAATTAAGGATCTGAGAGATAGAAAAATTCCTATTCGGGATGCTTATGATTCAGAAGGAGTTTATAGAGATAAACTTTATGGAATGGTTACTGAAGTTCTTGATAAATTTCTTCCTGATCTTTTTGAAGAAATTCCAGAATATACTTTTTTAGCATCTCAAGTAAGCAGACAATTTGATGATGGTACTGTTGCAGATGCATTAGTCTCGGTTAATGTCAAAGTTGCTCGAGAAGGAAGCAGATATGATTTTACTATTCAAATTGCTGTTTTAAATGGATTGATACAATATCCTCAATATATGTATAGAGGATTACGTATTATACCATTAACAAAAGATCAAATACAAAAGGAATTAAATTCAATGTCTTATCGTAAAATGGATATTGATACTCCTTTTTCTAAAGAGAATAATTTTTCAACAATTGGAGAGAATATAAACAGAAGACAGACAGATCAAAAGACGTACTTAACACAATTTAGTAAACCAATTCCTGCTTCCATGCCACCAAATCATTCTTGGTCATCTAAGCAGAAAGATCCTTATAGATAAAAGAAATGGAGATTGATATGAATCATACTGATAAATTCTCAACGAAAGACCTTGTTTCTGCAACATTTATAGCATATAATGGTGTTAAGTTTGCATCTGAATATGATTTACCTACAAAGTCTTGGATTTTTGAAGATCCTGAGAAGTGTCAAGAGTTAGATTTTAAATTAAGAAATGGAGAATCCCAGGTTGAAGTTATAAAATACGAATCAGTTCGTAGAACATTACTGGGAATGGCAAATGTATCAAGAAACAACAAGTAGTGGAGTTATTAATCTAGATCCTGCTCTGCAGGAACTCTTAAATCAAGTGGCTGTATTAACAACTGCTTTGAAGACTATAGAGGACTCTTTAGTTTATTTAAGAAAAGATACTCTGCAAAATAAAGTGAGATTATGGCTAGACACTACGAAAAAAGTAGAAGAGAAGAAGGAACCTCAAAGTGGTTAAATTTTACAGTTCCTTTTCCTATTTATAAAAAACTTAAAGAGAAAGCTTATTCCGAAGGGTTTTCTCTTTATGGTATTATGAGGGCTCTTGTGATAAATTATGTGAACGAGGATTCAGATGGATCTTTGCAAAGTAAAAGGAACAATTCTATATAGTGATGGACAACCTATTGAAAGTGCTCTAGTTTATGCTGTACCTGCAGTTTCTCCTGCAACAACATCTAGTGGTATTGCAATTATTCCAGTCCCTGTTCAAGCATATACAACTTCCAGTGGAGAATTTGAATTATCACTTATTCAAAATATAGAGTTTATAATTACTATAAATTGTCTTGGTTTTAGAGAAAAAATAAGAGTACCTGCACTTTCTTCTACAGGTCTCTTTGGTTCAACGGCATTACCTATTAATAATGATCCAATAACTCCGGATACAGGTCAGAATCCTGATTGGTAATTATGATGAATAAAAAATTACTTTATTCAATATGGAGAATTTAAATGCGTTGGGCACAACCAAGAGTTCCAGATATAAAAGGAGTTTTTGATAAATTCCAAATCTTTAATCGAGTACTTCAACGGAATGTTGCTCTACTTTGGGCATATGGAAGTCCTTGTATTTCTTGGAGAAACTCAGCAATAACACCTACAGGAACTTTTCCTTCTGGTGCTCTTAAATGTTATTGTTGGTCTACTCCTACAGATGGTGGTGGTAGTTCAGATATTACAGCAGCTCAACCAGATAGATTTCATTTTCTTTGTGGTGGTACTGGCATCTTAGATGTTGATGGAAAAGGAGGAGGTTATCAAAGATATGGTTATAGAGAACATATTTTTAGTACTCCTTCTACTCTCACTCGTAGTACAAATGATCTTATCATTGGAGGAGATAGAAAAAGTAATTATTTTCTTTCCGGTGTTTCCTTAAATGGAACATTAACAACAGAAAAGATTACTTTTGATAAATTTAAATCTGTTGATTATGTCTTAATGAATGATACTACTAATGCTGCAGAAAATAGAATAGATTATTTATATACAACTGATGATATTACCTGGATACCTTTAACAACAACAGCATATACTGATTCTCCTATTGCAAACAAACAAGCAGCTCTTGTATTACCTACATCTACTGGATTTATTAGATTCAGAATAACTTTAAGAAAAAGAATTACAACTTCTCCATCTGCAAGATGGAATTCATTGAGATTTAGATATAGAAATATGCTTAATCTTTGTGATATTGATCCAAGATTTAGTAATATAACAGTTCCTGCTTTTCTTGCGTCTAGAGATCAGGTTTCTCAAGTAGTGGAAGGAAGTGCTCAAGGTGGTGGTTGGGTAACTCGTTTTCCAATAAAATGGAGAACTCTTCCAGATACTGATATTGAAAATGCGGATGTTCTTAAATTTATGACAGGAACTTGGGAAAATCAATTATTTGAAACAACGAATTTAATTAAATATACATATGGAAAATCTACTCAAATTCTACATCGTGGCTTTGAATCACAACTTATCCGTGATGGTCATGATGTCTTGAAGATTGCTCATTATCTTTTGTAAGAGGTTTTGTTATGATTAGGGACTATGGAAGAGAAAGTAGAAGAGCTCAATTAATAGAAACAGAACAGAAAGATTCTGAATCAAATCCTACAGTAAGTAATGCGATTCCGATGTCAAATCCTGTTGAGGATTTAAAAAACAAAATGAAGCAGAGAACAGAAGATGTTTCTAAAGGACAAGGAACATTTCAATCTTCCGATCCTAATGCTGTACAAAAAGCAGAAGCTGCAAAGAGACAGCAAAAATTATGGGAAGCATACCAACAACAGCAAGCACAAGGAAGATAATAATGAATTTCTCTGATTTTAAAAATATAGACGATCTTTTAAAAAGAGCTATTATTGAACAAGTGTCTAGTACTACTGAAGAAACTAGTCCAGCGGATTTCCCCAAAAAGAAAGAACCATCTCTTTCTAAACCAGGAACTTCTGATTTAATAGATGAGCCTAAAGTTATGACAACACCTAGTAAACCTACTAGACCAGATGATAAAGTACGTTCGGGTATGTAAATGGATTTTGTTGGAATAAAATCAATTAATGAACTGCTTAAAAAAGCAGAAAGGACACAGACACAAGAACCAGAAGGAGAGAAAACTACTCATCTTACTGATTTTAATGAAACTGGTGTAGCACCAAGTTTGATTCCAATGTCTAAATTGGTTATAAAAGATCCTAAACCAGGAAAAACTCCAATAGATTCAATAGAACAGGATACAAAAAGTCAACCATACAAAGTCAATCCTCCAGAGGGAATTAAAGGAAATTATGGAGAGACTAAATTATATAATTTAAAAGCACCACAAGGGGAAGAGGTAGTAATACCTGAAAATTCTGATCAGAAAAAATATGTTTTTAAGGAGAACTAATAATGGATCTTAAGATACTTTCTAGAAAATATGCAGCTGCTGATCTTGATTTTGATGAAGCACTGAGAACTTGGAATGAGGCAGGTCTTTCTGTAGAAGATATTAGCAATCAAATATCTTTTGATATTGGAGAAGATATCTCTATCAAAGAAGCTTCAGAAATAAAAGAAGCCAGTGAAGCTTTAAAAAGCAAAGATACTATGATAAAAGAATTTGGTATGTCCAAAGGAAATGAAGGTGGTTGTCCTTTCTATGGTGTTAATTTTGCTAATCAAAATAGAAAAAGAACTTATGGTGGAGGAGAAGCTTTTGCTAAAGAATTCAAAGTTAGCGAAGGAAGATCAGAATTACTTCCTCCTATGATTACAGATAAAGATAAAATAAAATTCACTCCTGGATTACGTCAAGCTTTTGATAGAATTGGAGCAAATCTCTTTAGAGATAAAGTAGCTTCCAAATATTGGACTTTAAAAGAAAAAGCAGGAGAAGATGGTAAAAAATCTGTATACCTCGTTGCTGTTGAAGTGGATGATCCTAATCTTCATATGAAGAAAGCTCAAACTCTTACTCCAGAACAACAAACAGCTTCTAAAATTCAACAAACTGCCCCAGGTACAAAAACTGAAGTTGTAAATCCCACTGAGCAATCTGCTGAATTGGCAGCAAATACAAGTCAAACTGCTCCTGGAACTCAACAAGAAGTTGTGAATCCTTCAAATCAAAATCCAGAACTTGCAGCAAATACATTTCAGCAAACTGGGACATTCAGAAATTGGTTAAATACAAAGAAATTATACCCTCAACTACAAACAACTGGTATGATAAAAGACTTTGGTAGAGAAAGTAAATCCGCTAAAGAGGAAAAATAATGTCATTCGAGAACATAAAATCACTGGATGATCTTATAAAAACTGCTGAAGTAGAGGTACTTCTAGCTTCTATTTCATGTACACAGGAGGGACCTCAGGTTTATCCAGTTAAATGTCCAGCTGTAGGTAGAAAAGATGACTATCTTAGAGACATGAACGATAATCCTGTATGTGCTCTAGGAAATAGAAAATGTAAATATTTTCAATTAGCTGAATTTAAATTGGAGGATTATACTAAAAGGATAATTTGTCTTGTTATTAATCAAGAAGATTTAAAAAAGTCAATTTAAGGAAATATCTCCGTGGGATTCAACACTCATTTTACACCTGAGAATATTGGTTCTCCTATTATTAATTTTGGATTCTATAAAGTCCAACGACAAACTAAAGATGTTGTTGTTTCTATTTTAAAGAATTTTTTTAGTAATATGGTAAAATTATATTCTTTATCCGCTCCTGAAATTCTTGAAATTCAGAATACTTCTGATTTGGAAAAGATATTTATAACTCAGGATTTTCCTTATACAGAAAGAAAAATTCCACTTATTATTGTTAGTATTGGAGATGGTGCTGAAGAGAAAAAGATGTATATAGGAGCTGATAATCTTATAGGTTATAAAGTTCTTGGAACTTCAACAAGTAAACAAACAGTTGAGGTCTATGGAGGTGCTTATAATGTTCCTATTAATATTTCTATCTTAGCTCTTACTACAGAAGATAGAATGAAATTTGCTGAACTCGTGAGTTTATGTTTTACTCATTATTACAGATGGCAATACTATTATACTTTAAAAGATGGAAATCAATTTAGTATTGTTCCAAATTCAACTAAAATAGGATTTTCTGGAGAATCAGAAGTTGCTGATTCTTCAAAAACTTCTATGATATATATTCTTAATTTAACAATGAATGCCTTTGTGGAATATACCTTTACTAACTTTGATCAAATTGGAATGATTAGACATGTTATAATTGAAACTAGTAGTGGTGTCTCTGGAGAAGTTCCTCCAGGATATTATGATCCAAATATTATTGGAGAATATGAATATCCCGCAGCAGAACTTAATAATGAACTTGTTCCTCCATATGGTCCTCTTGATGTTGATTACCGAGGTCATTTTGCAGTAGATCCTGGAAATACTGAAGTTATAGATACTGTTGGTCTTACAACCACACACGCAGTAAAATGGCATCTTATTCTTAGAGGTACTCCAGGAACGGTTATGGGTGAAGTTGTTGCTCTTGAAGCTAATGGTCAAGCTTATTGTACAATGTATGGTCTTACTGGTACTATCCTTGATTTTGATGTAGATGTTTCAACGGATGGAACTTCTTTAATGCTTAATATTAAAAACAATGAACCTCAAGCGTTAAATATTAATTTTACTAGGGTAAGAGTATAATGAGCCTTCAGTACTTTGCAGTAAAAAAAGGATTTAATGTTGATGATAAAGTTTATATTATTTATGGAGACATAGATCCTACAACTTCAACAGGAATACCAGCTCCTCTTGGTTCTCTTTATATTAGGACTGCAACTGGAGACCTTTGGCATAAAACCAGTAATCCTAATACTGGTTGGGAAAGACTTTTGGATGCTGAAGGTGGATCTCAAGAAGATATTTATCAAAATGATTTTATAGGAAAGATCCTTGGTTTACATCTTCCTCAATATACTGAAGAAAATCATATTGTAAATAATGACTCTCTAAGAACTGCTATTGATAAAATTGATATTTATGCTGGTTCTTTTCCTATACCACAAAGCAGAACAAATAATTCTATAACACTTACTGGAACAATAAATAGTAATATTCATAAACTTGATTCTGCTTTAGGTCCTGATTCAGATATATCAAATACAAATTATATCTCTATTGATAGCACTCTTCTTTCTAAAGCAAGTACTCTTGATGGAGCTCTCAAAGCTCATGATATAAGTTCTACTGGAATTCATGGTGTAACAGGAACAATTGTTGGAACTATAGATTCTCAAGTATTGGAGAATAAAACATTAATAATTCCTATAATATCTAATTTCCAAGATGCAAATCATGATCATCATAATACATCTACGGGTGGATTAATTGATCATATTAATTTAATAAGTAAAGGAACAAATACTCATAATCAGATTGATAGTCACATCTTGAGTTCGACAGGAGTTCATGGTATAACTGGAGGGATAGTTGGTACAACTGATCTCCAAATACTTTCTCATAAATCATTTTCAGATCAAGTAAAAATAACAGATTCAACTATTTCAAATAGTACCTCAACGGGAGCTCTGGTAGTTACTGGTGGTCTTGGTGTTGGTGGTACTATAAATGCTTCATCTTTAAATATTGGATCTATTACTCTTACTGGATTGACTGAAGATAGAGCAGTTGTTACAGATACTTCTAAAAATTTAGAAAGTTCCGTAACTACTAAAACCGAAATAGGATATATGTCTGGAGTAACATCAAATGTACAGACACAATTTAATAATATAAAAACTTTTGCAGTCGCAATGGCAATTGCCTTGGGATAAAGGTATGAAGAAATTAATTGGAAGTGACTTTGGTTCATATACATTTAATCCTGCAACAAGACAGATTACTCTAACAACAGGATTTTCAACTTATCTTAAATTAGAACAGATATTGCTGATTACAAATGTAACAGCTAATACTATTATTTATTCTTTTGCAGATCCTAATCTAGGTGGATCAATAACAAATGATGTTATAACACTTGTTTATGATACTGTTGCAATGAATGCATCAGATAGTTTGCAAATATTTATAGATATAATTGATGATGTTCAATCTGCTCCTGATTATACACAGACATTTACTTATTTAGATGCTGGAACAGTAAATGAGCGTATAAATACAATTGTGCATAGTTCAGCAATTTTAGGGAAATCTATGACTGAAACTTTTATATATGCTGGGACAGCACCAAATTATAGAGTAGTTACTATTATCTTATCATAGGATTGAAATGGATACTATAATAAAACATTTGAACAATATTGGTGGAAGACATAGAGCTTCTAATATATTAACTTCTGCTGGATTAACTGTTCAAGATCATATTTCTAGTTCTACTGGAATTCATGGAGTAACAGGAGAACTTGTTGGAACCACAGATTCTCAAGTTTTATCTAATAAGACATTAACTACTCCAACGATAGCCAGTTTTCAAAATGCAATACATGATCATCATAATACTTCAACTGGTGGAACTATAGATCATACAGATCTTACCAGTAAAGGTATTTATACACATGATCAAATAGATTTTCATATTAATAGTTCTACAGGAATTCATGGAACTACAGGAATAATAGTAGATACTATTGAATCTCAGACTCTTTCAAATAAAACTTTAATAACACCAACGATAGCTAGTTTTGAGAATGCAAATCATGATCATCACAATACATCTACAGGTGGATTAATTGATCATATTAATTTAATAAGTAAAGGAACAAATACTCACAGTCAAATTGATTCACATATTTCCAATTCATCTGGAGTACATGGAATATCTGGAGCAGTAGTAGGAACTACAGATTCTCAAGTTTTATCAAATAAAACTTTAATTGATTCACAAGTTGATCTTATTCAATTTGATACTACTTTAATTAATCCTTCTCATGAAGAAGGTAAATTATTTTATGATAAAACTAAGCATGCTCTCTCTTACTATAATGAAGCATCTGATGTTACATTAAATATAGGACAAGAAAGTCTTATAAGAGTAAAAAATGAAACAGGATTCACAATACCAAATGGGTCAGTAGTTTATCCATCAGGGACTACTGGGACAAATGTTCTAATTGGTCTTGCTAATGCTTCCGAAAAGAATAAATGTCGTTTGGTTGGAGTTGTTACTGAAGATATTCATCATGGTTCAACAGGATATGTAACTAAATTTGGAGAAGTTGGAGGATTAGATACAACTTCTTATACTTCAGGAGAAATATTATATCTTAGTACTACTGATGGTTTAATGACAAGCATACCTCCTACTGGTGGAGCTTTTATAACACAAATTGGTGCAGTTAAAATTATAGATAGTTCAGCAGGATCTATAGTAGTTGATATAAATACTACAGAATTCTCTGTTGAGCAAAGTGTAAATATAGGATTCAGTAGAGATGAGCTTGCTAATATTGCTTTTACAGATTCTTCACCTGCCAGGACATTAACAATAACTCCAGTTGGAACATCTTATGCATTCTATCAATATGGCGACAAATATGAAAAGACTTCTGATTCAATACAAATTCCTGATGAAGAAGGATTTTTTATAATATATTATGATTCAGGAGCATTGCAATATCTTAAAAATCCAGATAATAGTCAAGTAACTGGTATTATTCAAACTTGTCCAACTGTGGCATATGTTTATTGGGATGCAACGAATAAGATACATATATATCTTATGAATGAATTACATAAAGTTGGCATGGATTCAATTACTCATGCTTATCTGCATAATGTATTAAGATGCCGTTATTTAAGCGGTTTAACTCCAAATACTATTACTGCTGATGGTGATGGCTCCTTAGATAGTCATGCACAATTTGGAATAGATGGTGGATATGTTGCTGATGAGGATTTAACTTTTTCTATTCCAGCTGTTTTAGCTAGTACAGGATTACCTATAATTTATTTATCAGGGACCACAACAATTCCAACATTAAGACGTAGCAGTAATTCTGGATTTAGTGTATTAACTGGTAGTACAGGAAAAATTGTATATGTTACTTCAAGTGGTAGTAACTATATTCTAGCTGAGGCTACTAATGGATATTTTGTTTGTTATCATATAATAGCAATACATAGTAATACTAGTTCTGATAGACTTTTTTCTTATGTAGGACAAACTCAGTATAGTTCCTTACCTGCAGCACGATTGGGAGCACAAACAGAACTAGTTAATGCAAGAATGATTGGAGCTGCAACCAATGAACTTAAAGCTATTGCTACTTTTATTTTTCAAACTTCTTCTGGTTATACTAATTCTGTAAAGGGTAGAATAAGAACAGTTGATACTGGAGTTGATTTCGTAGATTGGAGAAGTACACAAATAGAAGGAACTGCAGGTAGTGGGGGAGGAGGAGGAAGTACAGTTCCAGTATTTAGTGATGCTTTTTTCCAAATATATGATAATGGAGATCCTACAAAAATATTAGAATTTCAATTGTCTAATATTAGTCCATCAACAACAAGAATTTTATCAATTCCTGATGCTTCTGGAAATATTGTTCTGGATACTTATAAAACAGGAACAGGATCATTAGTATATAATAATAGTCCTCAATTAATAACTCCTCTTATAGATAGTTTTCAATATTCAACGCATGATCACCATAATACGTCTACGGGTGGGGTTCTCGATCATGTCAATTTAACAAATAAAGGAACAAATACTCACAGTCAAATTGATAGTCATATTTCTAGTTCTACCGGAATTCATGGTGTATCTGGAAACGTAGTGGGAACTACAGACTCTCAGATTTTATCAAATAAGACATTAATTACTCCAACGATAGCTAGTTTTGAAAATGCAACGCATGATCATCATAATACATCTACTGGTGGAACTATAGATCATTTTAATTTAACAAATATTGGAACAAATACTCATGATCAGATTGATGGTCATATTTCTAGTTCAACAGGAGTACATGGAATATTTGGAGCAGTAGTGGGAACCACAGATTCTCAAGTTTTATCTAATAAGACATTAACTACTCCAACGATAGCCAGTTTCCAGAATGCAACACATGACCATCACAATACGTCTACTGGTGGAGTTCTTGATCATGTTAATTTGACAAATAAGGGAACAAATACACATAATCAGATCGATTCTCATATTTCTAGTTCTACCGGAATTCATGGTGTATCTGGAAACGTAGTGGGAACCACAGACTCTCAGATTTTATCAAATAAGACATTAATTACTCCAACAATAGCTAGTTTCCAAAATGCAACGCATGATCACCATAATACATCTACTGGTGGAACTATAGTTCATAATAATACTACAAATCTAAATACTGCTCCATATTATCATTCAGATCAAGCTATAAATCAAGCAAATAGTCCAACTTGGACAGATGTTACTATAAGTGATCTATCCAGGGATTTTGTGGAATATGGTACAGATCTAAAGATGGCGACAGGGATTCCTTATTCTGAAAGAGGTAAATTTAAGGTTACAGTTAGCACTTCTAGCGGAAATGTAATAGCTACGGTTTCCTTTGTAGGAGCGAATACATCTTTTAGTTACTATATAAACGGAAAGAAATTTACTGTAACAGCAACAGAATTACCTGCATATACTAAATATGCTACAGCAGCAGAAGGGATCTGGTTTTTCTATATAAATCAAACAACTACCGATGTTTCTTCACCTGTTATGAGCTTGTCTCAAATTCCTTGGGTTATCTATGATCCTGATGTCTTATTATGGAATTTCTATTATAATGCAACTGCTGGCGATATTACTTGGATTGGAGAAGAACGACATACAGCAGGACGTGATATTTTTAATCATGCAAGAAATCATGCTCAAGGAGCTATTTATAAGACAGGTCTTCTTTTTAATCAATATAATGGATTAACTAATTTATCAGGTAATACTAATGATAACTTTGGTAGAGCTCAAACTTTAATATCTGGTGGGGCATTCTTTGATGAAGATATTCAATTAAATATTGTTCATACAGATGTTTCCATAGCATCTACTACAGCATCTCCTAATACAGATTGGAATCTTACTACTGAACAATTTTTAGGATTTACTGATCTTGCCACAACGGGAACTAATAATACTACCATTGTATTTACAACTTCCAGGACATTAGTAACAGGTCAAGCTGTTACTGTCATGCAAGGAAATACTACTACTATTCGTGGTACTACTACTATTTCTTCTGGTGGAACTGGAACAACTTTTACGGTTACTTCAGTAACAGGCTTGGCTTCTGGAGATGCAATTGTTATAGCTGCTAGAATACCAATATACTATATCTCAAGTGTCTCTCCATATGTATGGAGAAAACTTACTACTACAGATTTTTTAGGAGTAAGTGGTGGTGCTGCCGTTACTGCAGCAACTATTGCCACAGCAGCTTGTCAATATAATAATGCAACTGCTGGAGGATTTGCATCTGTAACAGCGAACAGATATTTTCCAGTATATCTTTGTGCTACAAATTTAACGAGTGAACCAGTTATAGCAATACTAGGTCAAGGACAATCTACTTCTGCTACATTAGCAACAGCATTAGGGCAGACGCCTTTCCAATTTGGTAGTTTAGTTGGTTTATCAGAGCTTTCTCTTCAAGAAGTTGTTCCTTTCTATAGATTAACATTCTTATATAATACTGGAGCAGGTTTTACTAATAGTCATATGAGAATAGTTGATGCTACTTTCTTGAATGTTAGAGTAGCAACTGTAACAGGATCTGTTTTAGGATCTCCTAGTACTTCTGTTTCTGCTTCAATGGTTTATACTGATACTACTAATTTTTCTGGGAAATTATCAATAGCAGATACTAATGTTCAGTATGCTCTAGATACCCTTGATGATCATACACATGCTGAATTAGAAATAACTTTTACTGATATTACTACAAATGATGTATCTATTACTAAACATGGATTTGTTCCACGAGCTCCTAATCTTACAACAGAATTCTTGCGTGGAGATGCTACCTGGGCAATTCCTAGTGGAGCTGGAATTGATACTTCTGCAATTCATAAGACATCAGCAGGTGAAATCTATGCATTAACAGTAAAAACAACTCCTGTTGCTGCTGATGTTGTTCTTATAGAGGATAGTGCGGATTCCTGGAATAAAAAGAAAGCTGCAATTTCTAGTCTTCCACCACCAATACCTCAAATTCAAATGTTTTATAATACAATATCTCAAGATTTTACAATACCATCAGGTCAAAATGGATTATCAGTTGGACCTGTTTCTATAGATGTAGGAATAACTGTTACTATTACATCAGGCAGTTATTGGACAATAGTATGAGTAGTGAACTTAAAGTTAATACAATATCTCCTAATACTACTGAAATGATTAGTACTTCAATTACTGGAGCTGTCCCTATTGGTAGTGTCGTTGCTTATTTACCAGGATATTTTATTAATGGTAGTAATAGTACTTATAATGCTGTTGCAATGACTTTACCTACTGGTTGGAAAGTTTGTGATGGTAGTGCAGTAAATGATGCAGAAAGTCCAATCTGGGTTGGTGCAGGAAGATATTTACCTAATTTAACTGATAGTAGATTTTTAATGGGATCAAGTTCAAGAGGGTCAATAGGTGGTGCAACTTCAAATACTCTTTCAGTAAGTCATATTCCACAACATTCTCACACTATAAATCACGATCATCCATCAACAACATCAGGAACAGAAAGTGCGAATCATACACACTTCTCACCAATCTGTGCATATACTGTAGGAGCTGAATATGTATCTGATTGGACTACTATTGGAGCTACTGCAAGCGGAACAAATAAAGCTTCCGGCAAATCTACATCAAATTATACAAGATTATTTTATTATACTAACTGGGAATCAGCAACACATACACATAGTACA